AATATATAGTATTTTTTTATTGTTTATCTAAAATATTATAAAATGAAATTTATTTTTTAAGGTATTTAGGGTTATGTAAATCTTTAGTTTCAGAAAAATAAAGATTATTAGGATTAGGATAATTGGGAGAGAGTTTAGTTGTTAAAATCTTAACCTTGATTATCAATAACTTACAGAAATTACTTAAATCTTTTTCTAGATATTATCTTCTAGTGTAAATTATTTAATCCCTTATCTTCTAGAAAAATCTTTAAATCTTTCTTTTTAGAATTTATTTTTAACTTTTTAATAGATTGCACTTCGTTAGCCTTTTCACCCCATTCTGAAATCCACTGAAGTTTCTTTCAGAAATTACCCCTCAAAGGTAAGGAATTTTTTTGACATTTTCAAGTGTTTAACTCCACTTTTTTTAAAAATTTTTTTAAAAAATTTAAACACTTTTTCAAAATCCCTCTATTCATAGTACTTTGGTATTAGTGTTAAAGAAATGTTAAAGTTTTGTTAAACTTTGTTAAAATTCAAAAAAGTACAAAAAGTAACCCAAATTTGAAATTGTCAGATAAAAACATATGAAACAGACTTAATTAACAGGGTATTTAAATGACACCTTATTTGGGTATTTAAAGTGTCAATTTTCCCTATCAAAATAAAATGCAATTTCCTTGTGGGTTACTTGTGTACTTAAAATGTATATTATTCAATCATTTATCTTGTTGTTTAAATTGTTAGTTTATCTTGCAAGTTTTTATTGTACTTACAAGCATATAAAAAAACCATACAAACTAAGCTACTTAAAAGTGTAGTTAGTTTGCATGATTTCCCTCAAATAATATTTATGAATAAAAAAGTTTAGATGTTATTAAGCTTCTATTGTGTAAATAGAAATTTAAAAAAAGTAATAAGGGAATGCTATCCCTTATTACTAAAGTATTAGATACCTGAATCTTCTCCAAGAAGTAGGTCTCCAATTGCATTATCTGTATTAGATGTTACAGTCATTTCACCTAATGATACGAACATTTGGTATTTTCTTCCCTCTACAGTAGAAGGAAATACTGAAATGTAAGCTACTACTTCATCTCCTTTTTCAAACTTACTCTTTTCTTGTCCTAAACTATTTAGGATAGTTCTTTCTGCAGTGAACTTTTGTCCTGCTGCAACACCATCAAGTATTTCTACATTATATAGAATATACTGACTTCCATTAGATTTAGTCAAAACTTTTGACCCTTCTGTTAATACTCTTGCATTTGCTACTAATTCTTTTAATGCTTCTTGTGTTTGTTTTGCTGTTGTTGCCATAATACTTAAATTTTAGTTGTTAATTAATTGATTGTTATTAAATTGTTATTAAATTGTTGTTAAATGTAATTGCCTATTTAGTTTCGTAAGTTTTTGTTAATAGGCAAATTGTTCCTGCAAAAAATGCTGATACTGTACTTAAGTACAAAATTGTGATTAGTTCCATAATAGTTGTATTTTTTAATTGGTTATTTGTGGAGAACTCTTCTCCACCAAAACTAAGAAAAGGTTTTACTGAGGGGAAAAAATAGAGAGAATTACTTACTAAGAAATGTTTAGTCTCTTAGTAAGTAAGTTATTTAAGTTAGTAATCTATCCACCAACTTTTATCAGCATATGTTGAGTACAACTCAAACACAATGTAAGGTATTATAATCAAACACCCTACAACTTTGTATTTCAACTGTACTTGCTTACCTTTCTCAAGATAAACATAGTACAACAAAAGAATCAAAGACACACACACACTGATGAGCCTAGCATGGCTGTACCCTTCCATGCTAAGATTGAAGAGTTCCATAAGACTAAAGCCTTGAGCTAGAAGTCTGAAGTAAGATTTACACACTGAAAAATTCATAATATTATTTTTTAGGTTAGAAATTAAAATCCAATTTAAGAATTGGTGGGGGGAGTTTCCCTCCAAAAATAAGAAGGGGTTCTTTGTTAGGGTCATCCACGAGTCTGAACACTCTATATAAAATTTACCTGTACTTTTATCATTTTCAAATTTACCTTTAAAATTTTGTGGTTTATATGGCTTACATGGGGGCTACAAAGAATTTTACCAATTTTAAAAAATATCAACCACACTAAAAAATTTTCTAAAAAAATTTTGCAATAAACAAAATTGTACTATATTTGTCACAATACTTTTTTGAACATACATATATATAAAGTTATTATAGGTTAGTGAGAAGAGGGTGAAAAACTGAATTTTTTTGTATTGTTATTATTTTTATAAAAAATTTTTATTCTTGGAAACTCTTACTCTACAATGTGCAAACTAAAACCCTGAATTGTCAAAAATCTCTGCCTAGCAGTATTGAATGGTTGATTTTATTTAATTATTGAATTTTATCTCAGCCCAATTCTCACTAAACTATAAAACAAACAAACTAAAACAATCTGTTTTTCTGATATACTATTAATCGTGTTGATTTCTTATTTTTAAGTTAATGATTTCTACTTTTAAGAAAAAATAATCCCTCTATTTCTAGGGGGATTATTTGTTAAATTAAATTTACTTATGAAAAATTATTTTGACAAAGCACATATAGCTTTTGCGAAGTGATTTACCATTGCAAATATAGTAAAGATTTCATACCTACCAAAATATAAATAAATTTATTTTTGTTAAGATTGAAAATTTATTATAATTTTGTAAGATAATATAAAGGTATGAAAAATATAAGTAAAGTTCTCAGTTTGGATAGGTATACTTACTATCTAAAACATCTAGAGATTATAAATGTATTTCTACCTGTTAAAATGACTAGTAAGGAACAAGAAGTAATAGCTTCTTTTATGTCTTTTGAAGGTGACCTTAAAGAAGCTCCTTTTAGCAGTTTAGGTAGAAAGTTAGTTAGAGAAAGAGTAGGAATTAATAGTGCTGGTGGTTTAGGAAATTATATAGATTCTCTCAAGAAGAAAGGATTTATTCTTTCTGATATGACTATAAATCCAGTAATAGTTCCTAGTGACAAAGAACAAGTTTATCAATTTAAAATAATAGTAAAAGAAGATGAATAATTTTCATTTAGAAAATCCACATGAGCTTCTTAATAAAATGAGAATGCTGGGTCACTTAAGAAAATTAGGTGTAGATAAAGTTTTAAAAACCACATCACAAGGTTACAGGGAGAAATATTTTTATAAATTTGAACATCCATTATATGGGATTCAGTATGATTTTAATTGGGAGGCTCTTCTCTTTCTAGCTAAGAATCAAGACCTAGAAAATATTCTCACTCCTCATATAGATGAATGTATTAAGATTCAGGAAGAGGAGCTAGAAGAAGTAAAAAATTTAACTCAGTTAGAAACTAATGAGAATCATATTAAGACTGTATCTCTCTATGATTTAGCTGCAGAAGATATTGCTAATATGAATGATACTTCTAAAATAATTTTACCTAATGAATAGACCTGCTAGAGAAGATATAGAAGAATTTTATCATTCTAATAATATAGGAGATAGATTTAGAATATCTCTAGAAGATTGTGTAGAATTATGCAAATCTCCTTTTGCTAGATTTAAAGAATCTATGAATAAGGGAGAAGGTAAGAATGCAAAATTTTTATGGTTTGGGACTTTTTTTGTGAATCCTAAGGCTGTTAGATATTGGGAAGTAAATGCTAAAAGGTTTTATGACAAAGATGTTATTACAGAAGAAACTTTCAGTACACATGAAAATTTTTGTAAAAATGCTAGAATAAATGAAAGTTTAGATAATTATATAGATTTTAATAAAAATAAAATTGAAGATGAAGAAGAGATGGAATAAATATTTTGAAGAGCTAGGAGAAATTAAAGGAGGTTCAGTACATTATATTACATTTGAGAGTACAGAACATTTAGAGATTGAAAGGGTACAACCTACATGTAGTAAGTGTGTTCAGTATCTAGATTATATTAATAATAGATTATCTATTAGATATACAGCTGAAGAGTTACCACCACACTACATAAAACACAATATAAAGCAATCTTTTATGGAAGGAGTAATGCTTTATTATAAAGATGGTACTTCTGAACTTCTAAAAATAGGAGGAGAAATAAGAGGAAATGAAAAATAGTTATGGCAAATTTATTTATAATAGAAAATAATATAGCTAAACCTAATGTAGAAACACTCCTTATATCTCCTTATAAAGAGATATGGGAAAGGGATAATTCTAAAGATAAGGAAAGAGCTATAAAGGAATTTACTTATATAGAACTTATGAGTTCTAAAAAGAAAAGTAATCCTTATGCAGGTTACCCTGAAGATACTAGACATCAGAAATTAAAGTCCATGTTATTTCCTGAGGATAAAAATTGGTATCCTGATAATCTAGTAGAACAGGCTTTAGCTGATATAGTTGAATTACAAACTGAAGCTTCTCCTACATACAGATATTATATGGATAATTTAGCTGCAGCTGAAAAGACTAGAGAGTATCTTCAGAATATAGATTTAAATGAAAGGACTGAAAAAGGTATGCCTGTATATAAACCTAAAGATGTAACTTCTGCTATTATTGATACAGAAAAAGTAATACAGACACTTACAGTTCTAAAAGAAAAGATGGAACAGGAGCTTACAGAAAGTTCTAGAATTAGAGGGAATAAAACAATTAATGTATTTGAAATGTAATATGGAAAATTTTAATAATATAATTCTTCCTGCAGAAGCTATACTTGTTAAAGAGCAAAAGGTAGAACTTAAAGAAGAAATAACAACTAATGGTATTATAGTAAATATTGGTGTAAATAGAGATGTACTATATAAGGTAGTAGCTAAAGGTTCAGAAGTAACTACTGTAAATGTAGGTGATATTCTAAAAATAAAAGATACCTTTGCAGAAGATATCAAAATTGGTAAAGAAGATTTTAAATTCTTCTCACATGGGGATAGTTCTTATTACTATATTCAGATAGATGCTTAAAGTAGATTATAAAATAAGAGATACTAATACAGGTAAATGGTTAGATACTTCTGTATTCAGAGAGGCAGCCTTAAGGTTTATGTCTAAAGGATATTATTGTGAGTATCTAGCTGGTACACCTGAGTGGATAGATTATTGGAAAGAAGAATTAAGAAGATGTGTAGAAGGATTTGCTGTAATAGATAAGACTAATAAGATTTATAAGATTACAGGACATCACTATGCATACTTAAATTATGCACAAATATCTCTTGTTAAATTTAGTGATGATGAAGATGATGAGGGAGATTCTCTAGCTTCTAAAGAAATATCTTTTCCTGATTTTTGGGATGGAGATTATAATTTCTTTTGGTCTCTAGATATAGCTAGATTTGGAATAGCATCTTCTAAATCTACTACTATAGATAGATATAATGAAAAGAAAAAATGGTTAGACCTCAACAAGCAGATTAAAAAAGAATTAAAAAATGATGTACCTGACCAAGAAGTAATCACTAGGCTTAAAGAGCAGAGAGATGAATATGCAGAAAAAATACTTGGTAGGTTAGGTCTTTATGTAAAACCTCATCCTGATTATTTGGATGGGGGTTATCATTTTGTAGTAGGTAAGTCTAGAAGAAAGGGGTATTCTTATAAGTTAGCTTTTATATGTGCTAATACTTATAATACAGTTAGAAATTCACTTACTCTAATAGGAGCTTATGAGAAGAAATTTGTAGAACCTACTATGCAGAAAGCTACAGAATATCTTAACTTTATAAATGAATATACTGCCTGGTCTAAAAACAGACTTCTAGATAAGAGAGATATTAAGATGTCAGGATATATAGAAAATATTGGTGGTGTAAATATTGAGAAAGGGTATAAATCTGTTCTAGATGCTACTAGAACTTTTAAAGATAACCCTGATGCCATGCGTGGTGTGGATGCTTATTTTATTCTACTAGAAGAGTCAGGAGCATTTGATAATTTGAAAAATGCTTACAATGCTATTATACCATCTCTAACTGCAGGTAGTAAAATTACAGGACAAATTTGCATCATAGGAACCAGTGGTGACATGTACAAAGGTACTGTAGATTATGCAGATATGTTTTATAACCCTGTTGCATATGGTTTAATGCCTTTCATAAATACTTGGGATGAAGGTGGAGAAAATACTACTTGTGGATTTTTCCATCCTGTCACTTGGAATATGGAAGGTTTTTATGATAGACAGGGTAACTCAGATATAGAAGGTGCAACTAAATGGGAGATGAAGAGGAGACAAAAAATACTTGATAACTCCTCTTCTCCCCTACTTCTACAAAAGCATATGCAGGAGTTTCCTTTATGTCCTGCTGATGCATTTAGTGTATCTAATGTAAATGTATTTCCTGTTACAGAACTGAGAAATCAGCTTAATAAAGTTATAGCAAATAATCTAAATCAAACTAAAGGTACTCCTGTAACTCTTACATATGAAAATGGTAAAGTAAAAGCTATACCTGATATTAAAAAAGAATTACAGCCAATCTATAATTATAAACCAAAATTAGATAATTTAGATGGTTGTCCTATTATTTATGAGTATCCTGTAGATAATGCTCCTAGAGGATTATATAAAATAGGATTTGACCCTTATAGACAGGATATGTCTTCAGGTGTATCATTAGCTGCTATATATGTTGTAAAAGGAGTTCATAAAGGTTCTCAAAGTAAAAACTGTATAGTTGCAGAATATGTAGGTAGACCTAATGAAGCAGATGATGTAAATAGAATTGCTGCAATGTTAGCAGAATTATATAATACAGAAATAATGCATGAAAATGAGGTTACACAGGTTAAGAATTATTTTAGAAGAATAGGTAAATTAAATTTACTAGCTTCTCAGCCTGACAGGGTAATTTCATCCAATATAAAAGAATCTAAAGTAGCTAGAGTATATGGGTGTCACATGAATGCTAAATTAAAAGATGCTGGTGAAAAGTATCTTAAAGATTGGCTTTTAGAAGTACAGGATTATGATGAGCATGGAAATCCTGTTACTACTATAGATACTATATATAGTATAGGTGTTTTAGAAGAGTTAATACAATATAATAGAAGAGATAACTTTGACAGGGTATCAGCTCTATTTATGTGTATGATGCAAGTACAAGAGGAAGCTCTTGGTAAAGTATATGAAAGTAAAGAAAATAATAGCAGGGTCTCTGAAATGATAGCTTTGTTAAACAAAAGAAACAATAGGATGTTATGACAAATGTAAATTTTAAACCTAACCAGAGGTACACTAGAAAACAAAAGGAAGCTAATGATAAGGCATGGTATAAAGAACAGATAGATTCTTTAGATTCTATGGCTTTTTCTGAAGATTTCTTTGGAGGTCAAGATGTAAAAGGAAGAGTTCCTGAATTTTTAAGAATCAGGTCTAATTTTGATATTTATAATGGGATTATAAATAAAGAAGATTTTGATTCTGTATGTAGACCTTATGGAAAAGATGTTGGAGAATTACCTGCAGATTTTACTAATAAGGATATTGTTTCAGGTAAGATAAAATCTTTACTGGGTATGGAAATTAGAAGACCTTTTACTTGGAAAGTACTAGCTGTAAATTCAGAAGCTACTACTAGAAAAGAACAAAAGCAATCTGAAATGATAAGAGATTATGTATATGATTTTATCACTAGACCTATAAGAGAAGATATTGAGAGACAGAAACAAGAAGAAGCTATGGGTAGGGAGCTTACTCCTGAAGAACAAGCTCAGATTAAAGAACAGGTAGAAGCTGAACTTCAAACTAAAATTCCTGAAGAAGTTTGGACTTATATGGAAAGGGAACACCAAGACCCAGCAGAAATTCTATCTCATCAAATTCTAGAATATCTTACTGAGAAACAGGATATAAAAAATAAATTTACTTCAGGTTGGAAAAATGGAGTAATAGCAGGTAAAGAGATATTTTGGGTTGGTGAGGTAGCAGGTGAGCCTACATTAAAAGTTATAAATCCAGTTAGATTTAATTGTGATAGAAGTAATGAAACTGAATTTATTGAAGATGGTGAATGGGCTTGTTATGAGAGTTATATGCTGCCTACTGAGATTATGAGACATTTTAGTTCTGAACTAACAGAACAGGATATTGATGAAATATATGAAATGTATTCTAGAAGAGGAGATGCTTCTTTTAGTAAATATTCTTTTGGTAGAGCTGATGATACTCTAGGAGATGGTGTTAGAGTAGTTCACTGTGAGTGGAAATCTTTAAAACCTTTAAAATTCCTTACTACACAGGATTATGAAACAGGGGAAATTATTGAAGATGTAGTTGATGAATTATATGTTTTAAATCCTGAGGCAGGAGATATTAGTATGAAAACTATATGGGTTCCTACTAAGTATGAAGGATATAAAATAGGTCTTGATAAATATGTAGGTCTTAGAGAAGTTCCAGGACAATATGTAAATATTGATACATTATATGATTGTAAATTATCTTATGTAGGAGCTTACTATGATTATAATAATGGTAAAATCACTTCTATCCTAGATAGAATGAAATACTATCAGTATATCTATAATATCATATGGTATAAACTGGAATTACTTCTAGGTTCTGATAAAGGTAAAGTCCTAGTATTTGATATTAATAAAGTTCCTAAGCAACAGGGTCTTACTCTAGAGCAGTGGTTATATTATTTAGAAGCTAATAAATTTGCTTTCATGGACCCATCTGAGGAGGGTAATAAAAATGGTGCAGATGTTACTAATGCTGTTAAAGAAATAGATTTATCACTAGCTTCAGATATTAAAAAATATATTGAACTTCTAGATTATATAGAAAGAAGATGTGGAGAATCTGTAGGTATTACTAAACAGGTAGAAGGACAAATTGGTTCTAATGAAGCTGTAAGAAATACTCAACAGGCTTTATTTCAATCAGCTAATATTCTTGAGCCTTATTTTGATATACACAATATTGTAAAGAGAAATGTAATACAGCAGTTAATAGAAGTTGCTAAAGCTGCATATACTAAATATCAGCCTGAATATCTAAACTATGTTCTAGATGATATGTCAGTAAGAATGCTTAGTATAGATTATGACCTTTTAGAAAATTCTACTTATTCTGTATTTACTTCTAACTCTGCTAAATCTGTAGAAGCTCTAGATACTATTAAGCAACTGTCTCATGCAGCAATGCAAAATCAAATGATTGATTTAAGTGATGTTCTTGTTATTATGAATGCTTCATCTGCTAAAGAAGCTGAAGAAAAATTAAAAGCTTCTGAAGAACAGAAAAATAAAAGAAATCAAGAAATGCAGCAACAACAAATGGAAGCTCAACAAAAAGAAGCTCAAGCTCAAAGAGAATGGGAAGAAAAAATTCTTGATAAGAAACATGCTAATACCATTGAGGAAATTAAAACTAAAGGAGAACTTGACCTTCAAAAACAAGCTATGCTTTCAGTTGGATTTAATGAGGATAAAGACATTGATAAAGATGGTGTACCTGATGTTCTTGAGATTTATAAGGCAGGAGTTGATACTGAACTTAGGACTAGAAAATTAGATATAGAAGAAGCTAGACTTGAGGAAAGTAAAAAACAGCATGAAGATAGAATGAAACTTGAGAATAAAAAGATGGAATCTCAAATAGCAAAAAGTAAAATAACATCTTAACTAGTATTGTCATTTATGGTATCAAATGCTATAAATGACAATGTTAAGATTAAAATGAATAAAGTTTAAATTTAAAATTAATTTTGTAAACAAGTAGTAACATTATGGCAAATGAACAAATGGAATCCTTTGAGTGGGATAGTAACATTGATTTTTTTGGTGTTGAACCTACATTAAGAGACAATGAAAATTCTTCTGAAAGCTCTGCTAAATCAGAGGAAATAGATGAAGAAATAGATGCAAATGGTGAAGATAATGATATTGATGTACCAGCTAAAAAATCTAAAAAATCTAAAACTGTAGTAGAAGAAGAATCTGATGAAGATGATATTACAGTAGAAGATAATTTAGATGAGGAAGATGAAGATGATGAATCTTCAGAGCCTAAAGGTGAAGTTTCAGTTTTTACTGACCTTTATAAAGATTTAAAAGATAAAGGACTTTTCAAACACACTGATATTGATGAAGATGAGGATTTAGATTCAGAAAGATTCTTTGAACTTCAAGAAGAAGAAATTGAAAAAGAAATTGAAAATAGGCTTAATAATTGGGCTAACAATGAACTTGATGAAGATGCTAAAGCTTTAATAGAGTTTGTTAGAAATGGTGGTAAAACTCAGGATTTCTTCAAAGTTTATAATTCTCAAAATTCTATTCTAGATGGAGATATTGAAGATGAGAATTTCCAAGACAGACTTATTAGAATGCAACTTAGTGATAAGGGTCTAGAAGATGATGAAATTGAAGATACTCTAGAAACTTTATCAGATAATGGTAAAAAACAAAAAGTTGCTGAGAGATACCTTAAAAAACTTCAGGAAGAAGCTGAAGAAGAAAGGAAAGAGCTTCTAGAAGAAAAAAAAAAGAAACAGGAGAAAATTAAAAAGAATGAACAAGCCTTTACTTCAGAAATTAAAGAATTACTTAATAAGACTGAAGATATTAAAGGAATTAAATTTGATAAATCAGCTAGACAGGAGGTTTTTGATTTCTTAACTAAGAGAAATATTAAAGAAGGAAATTCAGTTATGACTGGATTTAATAAAGGTCTAAAAGCTGTATTTGAAGATAAAGAAAAGGTTTTATTACTAGCTAGGTTAATACAGACAGATTTTGATTTTTCTAGTATTGAGAGACAAGCTAAAAATAAAAAAACTAAAGAAATAAAAACAAATTTAGAACAAAGAGGTAGCCTTAGAAGTAATGATTTTGGAAGTTCATCTAAACCTTCTAGTAAAATGGGCTGGTTCAAATAAATAATAATTAATAAGTAAAAGATTATGTCATTACAAAACAATGGTATTGTGGCAGAGAGAATACACTATTTCTCTAAGATGACTGAGTTGAATAACTTGGGTCATGCTTTAGCTATCCAGCCACATCAATTTGAAGGGAAGATGATGCAACTCTTCTCCACGAAAAGTTATTTTTCTGATAACCCACTTTCTAGTATAGCTTGGAAAGAAGGAGCTAGAGAAGAAATCTCTTCTAATGAGTTTGAATGGAGAATGAAAGGTGCTAATGCTAGACACCTAGTAGTTCTTGAAAATATAGAGCCTTCTTCTAACTTGACTTTAGGAAAAGGTAGAACTACTTTCAGAATTAAATTAGACCAATCTTGGTATGGTGTAGGTGATGTTATAACTCCAGGTACATCAGGACACAGATATCAATGTAGAATTCAAGAAGACCCAGTTCCACATGGAAATGGATTTGTGTATGTAGTTAGATTAGTATCTGACAACTTTAATGATTTTATCCCTCAAGCTTTAGTTCAAGCTGGACAAAAATGGATTAAATTATTCTCTACTTATGGAGAAGGAGATGTTAGAGATGGTACTACTCAATTAGCTACTTCTTATAAATTTAGAGGTTCTCTTGGTAAATTGAGAAAACACTACTCTGTAACTGACTATGTAGCTGAACAAGTACTTGCTGTAAGAATGCAAGACTCTAAAGGAAAAGTTCATGACAAATGGATGAACTACTGTGAGGTTGAGTTCTGGCAACAATGGTATAGAGAAGTTGAGAGAGCTTACTGGTATAATAGAAAAGCTACTACTGTAGAAAGTTCTACAGGTAGAAATGTAGATTCATTTGCTGGTATTCACCAACAACTTGAAAGTTCTAGACAAGAATATTACACAGAACTTACAGCTAGACTTCTTGAAGACTTCTTGATGGATGTTAGCTACTCTAGAGTAAAACCTGGTTCTAGAAAGAAAATCAGAGTATTTACAGGAGAAGTAGGTATGTTACTATTCCACAGAGCAATGCAAGATTTGCTAGATAAGAGAGGTTGGATGATTGGTGATTCAGTAAAAGCAGCTCAATCTGTTAAATCTGAATACAGCCCTAATGCTTATGCAGTAGGATACCAATTCGTAGAATATATCATGCATAATGGTACTTCTCTAGAATTAGTACATAACCCAATCTATGATGATACAGAGATTAACACTGAGATTGACCCTATTACAAGTAAACCAGTAGAATCTATGAAATTTACTTTCCTAGATTTCTCAGGAGAAGGTGATGATTCTAACATCAAGATTGTTGATAAAAAAGATGGATTTAAGTTTGGTTACCAAGCAGGTCTAGTATCTCCTTATGGTCCAGCTAAAGGTGGTCTTATGTCACACGCAGGAGAGTTCTACTCTATGCATGTCTCTAAGGAAACTGCCATTAAAATCCATGACTTTACTAAGTGTGGGCAACTCATCTTTAAGAGAGTTTCTGCTTAATATTTTCATACTTTAAATGTTTAGGGGGTAGGAAAACCCTACCCTTTAGCATTTAAAAAATTTTAGTAACATTATTTAAAAAACAGTAGACAATATGGCAATTATTCAAGTAAGACCTATAGAAAAAGAAGAATGGCATGGTAACTCAGGATTAAACAGCTTTACAGCTCCTAAGGTTATTCAGGCTCTAGTTTCTTTAGATACAGGTAAATATGCAACAGGATTATCTAATGAAGATAGAATTAGATTAGAAAAAGCTACAGGATTTGATTTATCTGATAATTATACTCCAGGTACTCCACATCCATTTTGGTCTAGCCCTGCTGCTAAAGTAGTACTAGAAAATGGTACAAACATTTTTAAAACAGAAAACCCTTTAGATGAAATTAAAGTAAGTATTTTAAAGGCTTCTGATATGGTGGCAAATTCACAAACAGAATATAATGAAGGTCATTTTCCAAATGCTATTTTTATTATATTTGATGAAGAAGAAGAAGTAGAAGTTAAAGCTTCTAAACTAGCAATTAAAAATAAAGTTATTGTAGAACTTCAAAAACTCTCTAAAGAAAGAAAAATTGAAATTGTACAAATCCTTCTAGGACTTTCTGTAAGAAAACAATCTGAAGATTATATAGATTTGAAGATTGATGAGTGTATAGAGAAGAAAGGTGCAGAAATAGTTTTAGATTTGATTAACAGAGATAAAACTAGAACAGCAGTTCACTCTATGATTATTGAAGCTCTTTACAAATCTGTTCTTAGAAAAGAAGGTTCAAGAATCTATTATATGGATGATGAATTAGGATTTGATATGGAATCTGCAATAGATTATCTTTCAGATAAAAAGAATCAAGCTCTGAAAGTTCAAATTTTAGAAAAAATTACAGACTAAATAAAACTGATATGACTATAAAAGATATGCACTATGACTTCAAAATGAAGTTAGACAAGGTGGATTCACAACAAAATAGGAATTTAAAAGTTCCTGAAATTGATTGGAAATTAAATGAAGCACAAGAAATTTTTGTAAAACTTGTGGCTGAACCTCGTAGTGTAAATCATTTAGGTTTTGAATTTAGTCAGAGAAATATAGATGATATTAGAACTATAGTTGTAAATTCAATGCCTTTGTATACTACTCAGGTTGATGATACATCTTATTATGTTGAACTTCCTGACAACTATATGTTCTATATATCATCCAAAGTAAAAATAAAAAAAGAAAATTGCTCTTCTAGATTAGCTTCATGTATGTTAGTAAGACATGATGATAAGCATGAGGAAGACCCATTTAGAAGAAGTTCTTATGAATGGAAAGAAGTAAATATTAGATTTTATGACAAAGGTATAAGAATATTTACTGATGGTACATTTGTAGTAGAAGAACTATTATTAGATTATATAAAAATACCACAATATATACATAATGCTGAGAGCTTTCTTCCTGCTGGAAAATATAAGTTACCAAATGGTAAGTTACTTGAAGGTAAGGTAGATTGTGAACTTCCTGAAATAACTCACAAAGAAATTGTTGATATTGCAGTATTTTTAACTAGTATGGATATGTCTAAACAGGATATATCTGTAAAAAGTACAAAATTACAATTTAACCAATTAAACTAAATTAAATTATGTCTAAAACAAATCCAGTTTTCAGAGTATTGGTTACTAAAGGGGATAAACAAGCCCTTGCTGGGAACAAGCATGTTAGTGAGCTAGAACCAGGTCAAATAGGTGTATTTGATGCTGAGTCTCACAAAGCACTAGATGGAACTAAAAAAGTTAATGCTTTCTACATTGCAGTAGGTGTTGATACTGATGGTGATGGTAAGACTGATGATATTGTAAAATCTACAGGTAATTCAATCAATCCTTTCCAAATTACATCATATACATTCAAACCTCACTCTGCAGGTAGAAACATGATTGTAGCTCTTAAAGACTACATTGCAAGAGAAGATTCTCTATATGGATTGAAATTTACATTTAATAATGCTAGACTTCAAGACCTAAATGGAGTAAACCTTGTAACAAAAAATTACATTGTAAAATCTCCTTGCAAAACTCCATGTGCAAAAGGATGTCCAACTTCAGATGCTAACATCATTACAAAAAAATTGTATGAAGTTATTGCTGCTGATGAGGATGGGCTATTGAAAGTTAGAATTAAACCAAGAGGTACTGTTACTGCAGCAGGTGTAACTCCAGTAGATGGATATATCACTTTAGCTGATGTTGATAAGCTTATTGCTTATAACAAAACTCAAACAGACTCTTCTACTTGGGTTTACTCTGACCTAGAATTTGAAACTGTACCTACAGCTATTAGAAAAGTTTGTGGATATGATGAATCTTATTCTTACCACAGACAAACTAATGTATTGGTATCTAAAGTTGAAGAATTTGAATGTACAGGTGTATTAGAAGTTACTCAAAAACTTGCTATTGAACAAGGTTCAGGATTTGAAGTTAGAGAACTTGAAGCTATCCAAGCTGGATGGTTAGGTACAATGTACAGAGCTACTTCAAATGGTATTGCAAGAGGATTTGTTTCTTATGCAGAAGTTGGAACACCTTATGATATGATTACTGTTAATTATGACAAGGTAGAAGTTAATAACCATGACAACTTCCATCTTCCTCAAAGTACATTTATTGCTGTACCTGAAGCAGATACACAAACAAGAGATTCTATTGTAGGATTACTTGACAAACTGAATGTAAAACCTTTTGATGCATTGGCTGATGATGCAACTGCAGCTAACACTACAGCAACTGCTGTTGAAGAAGCATCTACTGCTAATGATGTTACTAAAGATGGGTTAGCTTAATGCTAACCTTTCTTCTAGTAATTAAATTGAATTAGATTTTTATGAGCATAGTTAATACAGAAATGGGCTTTAAACTTGAAAGAACTTTAGAGTCTATTAAAATATGGAAAATAGCAGATAAAAACATTCAATTTGAATTATATAGAAAAAATGGTTGTAGGAATTCTTATACTAAACTTACAGAGAAAACTGATATAGGAAATATCTTTGTTGATATAAAAAATCCTTTTGAAGCTGGAGTTTATAAAATAAGAATTTACTCTCAAAAAGATGTAACCTATCATGGTTATAAAGAATATGAATTTACAAACTATCTTCAACTTTTAAGAAATCTAATTGAAGAAATTAAGAAAAGAATTTGTCAATGTGATTGCTCTGAAGATTGTGCAGGTGATGATAAGCTAGAAAATCTTTTATTGAAGACATTAGCTTTTTATATGGTAAATTCAGATTATTATAAATTTTTCTATGATAATGCTATAGATTGTTTTAAATGTGGTATTATTGAAAATATAGATTGTCTAATAGCAGGAGAATTTATTACTGGTAAAACTAAGAATAAAGAGTTCTTTAATAAAGTACTTGCATTCTTTTTTATTTTATTTTACATAGGTGAGAAGGCAAGAAAAACTTGTTGTACAAATGCTGTTGATGATTTATTTGAGTATGAAAATGTTATCAGATGTGTAGAAAAATTAGGAATAAATGTAAATTGTATTGAACAAGCACTTTACAAACATCCTGATTATAAAGTAAGTAATGATGACTTTAAAGAGTTAGAATAAAATGTGTGATAACTGCAATAAAAGAAAAAAAAATTCTTGTAACACACCTGTTACATTAATTTGTAAAGATAAAAACCCTTGTGAGAAAAAGGGTAAACTTCTTGTTAGTAATAAAGATGGAGAAAAAGTTACTGATATAAATCAGGAAACTTCTCATGTCCTAGCTAACCATGAAGAATTACAGTTTGAAAATGCACCTGAAATTTCTCAGGGAGCAGTAACTTTGGGTCTGTCAAAAAGTTTTAAAGATAAACTTGATGAGGCTATAAAAAATAAAAAAGTTGAGGTTATCAACAAAAATGTTGGTAGTGGTGTAGGTGTTTTTAAAGACTTTATAGAAAACTCTGAGAAGAACAAAGAGTACAATTTTAAGACACTTAAAGCTGGAGTAGGGGTAACTATCCAGGAACAAGAAGAAAATACTGAGATTCTTCTTAAAACAGATGAAGATTATCTTAAGAAAAAAATTCTTGAGGTTTCTCCTCCTGTAGTATTTGACCCACCTGTTGAAGATGGTGGAAGTGTAGGTAGAGGTATCCCTATTTATCAGAAGCTAGAAGATAAGAGAATTAAACTTTCCACTTTAAAATCTAAATCTTTAGATATAAATAAAGATGAAGATGGTACTATTAACATTGAGGTAATAGATAAAAATTTTAGTTACCTAAAAGCTTTCTATGTAAATAATACATATGAACCTACAAAAGATTCTCCTTCTGATGGTTCAGTGATTAGACCTTTCAAAACTTGGGAAGAAGCTAAAAAAGCTGTAGTTGGTAATGGGAATATTTTAAGACCTCAGAATCTAAATGCTAGAATTATCTTACAAACTGATGCTAGAACTGATATAAATCCTACTATAAATACTGTAACAGTAGAAATTCAGAATAATAATACATTCTTCTATGATGGAGCAGATGATTATATGTTTGATTCTGAAGTTCTAGTAAATATGGCTAAAGTAGATAAAGGTGGTGGTAATTACGAATTATCATCTGATATCTATTTTGGTATAGCAGGTAATGGTATTTTATCTAGAAGTAAAGGTACAGGTCATATTAGAGCTATAGGAAGTAATAGACCTACTGAAGGTATTCCAGCTAGTAGTAGATATGTAAAAGTGACTATTGGAGAAAATAGTACAGATTCTATTTCTATTACTGAAAGAACAAATTACCCTGAATATACTTGGTTTGACCAATTAATTTCTAATGGAGGAGCTACACAACAATCTATTAGGGGTACAGAAATGAAGTATACAACTTCAGCTATGATTACTAATCCACTTATTAAAATAATTGGAGATAATGGTAATATAGTTAATTCACCTGTATCTAGTAAAGGAGATATAAAATTAGATTGTTTTGCTAATACAGGAGTCTATATAAGAGATTGTATTTTTACTACTGACAGAATTTACATAAATCCTATTGTAAATAGAATTTTTGTAAAATCAGGTACTATGACAAATAATGCACATCCTTCGTATTATGAATATGAATCTGCAGCAGCTCCTGCATTTTATTGTCAAAACTCTTTATTTTATGTAAATAGTATTTATCATAATTCAGGTGGTACTATGAACCATATGGGTTGGAATACATTTTTTGAAATTGTTGGTTGGTTTAAATTAAATGGTACTATAAATTATGATACTTCATATTATGTAGAAACATTCTTTAATTTGAGAGATTATACTGCACCAGGTAACTATGTATCTAATAAAAGAGATTTTTATGTAAATGGTAGAAGTAATCCTTCAAATATAAATTGTAGAATTAAAAATCTATTTGTGTTTCCAATAGGTGTAGGAGATAAAGAGTTAAATGCTATTATGCCTAGTACAGTTTTAAATACAAATAATTATAAATCTGCTAGATTTACAGAAAGCGGTTTAAAATTTAATATAGATACATTAGGAACACTATCTTCTATAAATTCAGTACCATTTATAACTGTACCACATATGAATAGTGCAAATATTATTGTCCCTGAAAATAGACTAGATACTGAAGGTGGTAATAGTAGAGTTGCAGCTTATGGGTTAGGTGGTGCATTATACACTGTAAATGCAGGATACACAAATTCTCTTTCAAGAAATAAAATAATTAAATCTACATAATATGTCAGCAAGAGATTTATTAAAAAAAATACAAAGACACTTAAAAGAACCACATGAATGTAATGGTTCAGGAAGTGGTGGAGGTGGTAGTGCAGACTTAACACCTTATGCTAGGAAAGATGCAGCAGGTATGTCTAATTCTGATGCTCAGAATTGGGCTAATACTATTAAACCATATCTACCTACAGGAGGTGGAGGTGGTTCTCCTGCTGCACCTCAGAATATTCAAAAAACTATTGAGACAGGTAATACTTATACTTTTAGTGATGCTACTAATCATTTGAAGCATGACTTTAAAAATACTAGTTTTGAAGTTGGAGAGGATAATACATACAAATCTTCTATCAATTTAAAAAAAGATGGTATTAAGGTAGGATATGAAACACCTGCTATATTCAATGGTTTAGAATCTAAAGAATATTATACAACTATTCATGCATATGAATTATTTGTAAAAGGTTCTAGATATTCTAATGATAGTAATCCTGCTATAGATAAAGTAGCTGTTGTAAACTATCAAACAGGTAGAGTTAATACTTTAACTTATGCTGAGGTAGGTTACAAAATTGTAGGAGCTAACAATGAAATTTTCATAGGTACTGATAATTCTACAGGTCAAAATACAAATAGAACTGCCAATGTTTCAGTAGGTACAGAGAATTTTAAAAGTTTAGCTACTGATTCTACTAGTAATATTGCTATGGGTTATAGTGCTGGTAAAAGCACCACAGGTTCTAGAAATACATTCTTAGGGACATTTGCAGGTTATAATCAAAAGAATGGTTCAGATAATATCTTTATAGGTTATAATGCAGGTGGTGGAGCTGAGAATTCTACAGGGAATGTTTTTATTGGAGCTAATGTAGGGACAGGTTTAAGAGGTCAAGTTTCACTTGATGATATTAAACAAAGTTCCCCAATTTTTGAAGAATATACTAAAGACACTAATCTAGCTAGAGATTTAGGTTTTGATACAGCTACTCAGAAGTTTAATTCTACAGCTAATATCTTAATTGGGTATCAAAGTACCGCTTTAAATAATACTATCAATAGAGCAATAGGTTCAATTGGAATTGGTTATCAACCTTTAACAAGTGCAGGTTGGAGATTATACAATTCAATTAACATTGGTCATTTTATTTATGGTGGAAGAGTACCTTTCAATTACTATAATGTAATTACTATTGGTAACCACATTAGACCAGGTTCTACTTATGGTTCATTACATATAGATAATGGTATTGATAAAAGAATTTCTAGTGCTGATACTCTTATTTGGGGACAATTTGAAAATGCTAAATATAGTTATAAGAAACAACTGAAAATAAATGGTATTTTCTCTTTGAATACATCTTACATGGAGAAAGCTGATGATTTAAGAAATCACAGACTTTTAGTTAGACAAGATGTAACAGGTCAAGTAAAATATGTAGACCTTACAGATTTACCATTTACTAAACCAAATCCTAACTTGCTTAGAAGTTCTTCCTTACCTATGATGGCACCAAATGATACAGGTACGGGTATATCAAGTATTCAAGAGGAAGCTACAGGTAAATTTGTAAGATATACTCCAACAGCAGGTAAAAAAGTTTGGTTGTATGGGTTTAAGTTTCCTGGCAATGGAAATGGTAAATATTCTAGAAGTGTTATTGTAAGACATAATCATACTGCTGATTTAACTGTATGGGGGCAAACTGTAAAACCAAATACTTGGACTAGGATAAAACAAGATGCTTATACTAGTACTAGTGAATGGCAAATTTTTGATATTGTTACTCCTGATGTTGTAGTGGACTTGAAACAATATAAACTTGAAGAAAGTCCTGTAAGTACAGATTGGGTAGCTCATGTTGATGATACATTAGGTTCAGGTGTAGAAGAAGCTCCTGCTAATGGTAAAATGTATGTGAGACAAAATGGTAGATGGGTTCAAGTAACTAAAGAATTATTACAAAATCTTTTAAATTAATAAATTATGGAAATAGCTATTGAAACAACCAAAGAATTCCAATTTGATGGGGATAGAGCTGGTTTTATTAGAATGGAAATACAATCTGTTACTAATGATATTATCAGTGAAATTTATACATTAAATATTCTAGATTCAGCTTTTAAAGTTGAAGAAGTTCAAGTAAGAAAAGAAAATCCTGAAAGTGAAGAAGATATTTTTGAAACTTCTACTGCTAGATTTAATATTGCATCTAAACTTAGAACAATTTCTAAAAGTTACAAAGATTTAGATAATCTAGCAAAACTTCTAGGATTAAAAAGAGAGAATTTTAAGACTGAAACCCAGTATATAAACACTTTATTCAGTAAAGGTCTTATTATGATTACTCAACATGAGTGTGTATCAGGATATATGGGAGAGAATTTAGGTAGATATAAAACTACTGCTATGGATTGGAAAGATGTAAGTAGATTAGAAGAAGAACCTATAATATAAAAATTATGAAGATTTTAAAATTTTTAGGAGATTTTTTATTATTTTGCCTAGCATTATTTTTATTCATACTACTAAGTTTTATTAACCTAGCTTGTGTAATTTATATTTTTAAAGATTTAAATTATTTTAGACAATCTGCTGTTAATATAGATAAATTTGGTAATAGTGAATTTAGAACTTTATTTAACCTAACCTTAATAACAAAAGAGGGTTATAAGTTTGGAAATCCAAATGAAACTATAAGTAGTACTCTAGGTAAAAATGAAAAAAATAATACTTTAAGTTTAATAGGAAAAGAGTTAGTTTGGTTACTAAATTTAATTAATAAAGACCACTGTAAAAAATCTATTGTTGAAACATAAAAAAATTTAATAAAGATGGAAGAAGAAATAAAAGATTATGAAGTACAAAATCAACAAGAAGTTTCTGAAGATATTTCTATTCCACAAAGCAATGGTCTAGCAGTAACTGAATCTATAAGTAGATTTACAATACTCATAGCAAAGTATCCCGCAGCATTTGTGGGTGCTTTGTTTGGAGTAATGTTTTTAATAAATCATTATATTGCTAATAGAAGATATGAAGAAGAAATTGTGCAATGGAGAGAACTCTATATAAAAGAGAAAGATAAGAATGATGATTTACAAAATCAGTTACTTATTAAAGCTGGTATAATTGAAAGACTCAAAAAAGAGGATGATACTATTAAAAATAAAACTGAGGATACAGTTAAAGAAGTTTTAAAACTAGACCAATAAAAAATTCTTAATATTATGAATACACATAAAAAAGATTTAATAATAGGTGCTTTAATAGCAATAATCCCAGTTTTAGGACTATACCTGTGGGAAAAATATATGAGGGATGATAAGGATGAAAAATTACTACAGGAGATTAAAAATACTCAGCAATATGTTGAGAATAAAAAACTTGCTCCTGTAGTAGTTTATCAAACTAAGGATAGTATTATTCATGCTAGAAAAATGGATATTCCTGTAGCTAGTATAGATGCAGCAATTAGTAAGGCTCACAAAACTTATGTTAAGGATACTTTAATAAAAGCTCTTAATATTAGTGTAGATAAAATTACTGAACTCACTCAAATTAAAGCTAGACTTGAGGGAGAATTAAAAGCTACAAAACAGGAATTAGCCCAAAATAAAGCTAAAGTTACACATTACAAGGATAAGTATCTAGAAGCTACAACTATAGAAGATAGTACTGGTAATACACTAAAATATGCTTACAATGCCAGTTTAGATGTAGTTCAATATGAAGATAGAAAAAACTGGTTTTCTCAAAAAAAAAGTTACATAGACATATCAAGTCCAGACAAAAATTTCAAAGTTAATGATATGGAGAGGTATAAAAAAGAAATTAAAATACCTAACAAAAGATTTGGAATTGGTGTGAATATTGGATATGGAGCTTATTTACAGGGAAAACAAGTCTATCTAGGACCTTACGCAGGTGTAGGCTTACATTATAATCTAATTAAATTTTAAATGTCTGATATAGTCCTTATTATAATTCTAATCTGCCTTATGAAATTTATACCTATGTTGGTAGATTATTACATAAAATACAAAAGGAAAAAAATTAGAAAAAACAAATTGAAAAAATTATGGAAACAAAAAAAATCCAATACAAACTTGGAGAAAGAAGTTTAAAAAATTTACAAGGTGTTCATCCTGATTTAGTAAAAGTAATGAAGACTGCTATTACTAATAGTCCAGTAGATTTTACAATTACTAATGGACTTAGAACTACAGCTGAACAACAAGCAATTTATGCTAAAGGTAGAACTAAACCTGGACCAATAGTAACATATGCTGATGGTGTTAGAAATTTATCTAATCATCAAGATGAAGCTGATGGTAAAAAAGATGGGCTAGGTTCAGCTGTAGATTTATATCCTTTCTTTTTAGGTCAAGTACAGGTAAATCATAAAGACACTATTGCTAGACTAAAAGAAATTGCAGCTCACATTAAAAAAACTGCTCAGGAATTAGGTATAGCTATTGAGTGGGGAGGAGATTGGGTAAAACCATATGACCCACCACATTTCCAACTTAAAAGAAAAAAATAATGGAAAAATGGGATAACATTTTTGTAATGTTAAGACCTGTAAGTGTTTTTATTATAGTTTATCTTTTTTATTATAGAGATTTAAAACATGGAGGAATTTATGCTTTCTTATTTACAATACTAGGAACTATAGTTTGTATAACACTTGAAAGGTTTATTAAGCCAAATTTTGCTGTAGATTTTATAGCTTATTTTATAACTCAGCTATTATTTAATTGCTTCTTTGGTAGATATTTAGTTTAAAATAAAATAATTTAGCTTAATTTTGTATTGAGCTAAATTATTTTTATGTATTCAGATTTAACCTTAGAAGAAAGAAAAGAAATTACAGCTATAAGGAGAGACCTTACAGCATTTTTTAATAAAATAAAATTTGATGAACCTTCTCATTCATATACTATAAATGGTAAGAAATTAGAGGCTACATCTCATTTTATACATAGGTATAAACCACACTTTGATTCTGAGAAAATGTCAGCTCTTGTGGCTCAAAAACAAGGTAGAACACAAGAAGAAGTTTTAGCTGAATGGGAAAAAATAAAAAATGACTCTTGCACTTTAGGAACAGCTATACATTTATTTGGTGAGGATTATGTGAATTCTAATTTTACACTAGAACCTACAAATGAATTTGAAAAAGCAATAGTTGCATTTTGGGATACTAAACCTAAACACATAGTTCCTGTAAAGTTAGAACTCCAAATGTATAGTGAGGAATTTGGTATAGCTGGAACAGCAGATATTATATGTTATAACCTGAAAACCAAGAAGTTACTTTTATTAGACTATAAAACCAATAGGGACTTATTCAAGAATTATAAAGAGCAAAAAATGCTTCCACCATTTGATAATTTCTTAGATTGTTCTTTCAATATGTATAAGTTACAGTTATCTATGTATCAATATTTTCTAGAACAAACTGGGTATGAAGTAGAAAGTAGAACTCTTATATGGTTAAAACCTGATGGGACTTATGAAACTCACAAAATAGAAAGTGTTAAGAATACACTTTTAGAAGAAATGATAAAATATAAAAACCAATGAAAATAGAAGAATTAATATACAGGATACAAAATCTATATTCTAGGGGTAATCCTAGTGATGATAGTAGACTGTCTAATAGACTTATTTATAATAAGCTCATAGGTATAAGAAGTTTACTTCTTTCTCAAGAAGCAAATAAAAAACAAAAAATTTCTAGATGGAATTTTCAACAAATTAGTTGTATTGAACTCATAGAAGTTCCTACACATGATTGTCCTTGTATTCCACCTGTAGGATGTAAAATGCTTAGGAGTAGATATAAACTTCCTAAACCTCTTACAGGAATTAATGGTCATTTAATTGAGTCTGTTTTTACTATTGATAAACAAATAAAAATAGATGAGATACCTTTTACAGCTTACTCCTATCAAAAAGGTAATAAATACACAGCAAAGAAAACTAACTTCTTTATTCACAATGATTACCTATATTTAACTACACCTAGTAGAATTAGAGTAGTTTCTCTTGTAGGTTTATTTGAAGACCCTGTTATAGCTTCTAGCTTCTCAGGATATTGTGATGATAAAGATTGTAAGGATTGTCACTGCAAAGATTATTTACAAGAAGAATTTCCCATTGAAGCTTCTAAAATAGATACTCTTATAGAAATGTCTGTAACTGAATTACTACAAATATTTGGTACAGCTCATAAGGATAATTATAATGATGGTAGAGAATTAATAACACAGTAATGCCTAAGAAAAGATATTTTTTAAATAGCAGTGATGGTTACAAGGTTTATAAAAAATCTGTAAAAAGACCATTAGATAAAAAAGATTTTGTTCTAGTGATAAATGAGTATTTCCAATTTATAAGTAAGAAACTTGTAGATACTGGTCATATTCTTTTACCTGAAAGACTTGGTAAAGTAGAAATAGTAGGGAGAAAATCTAAAGTTACTTTTGAAGAAGGTAAAATAAAAGGTCTAGCTCCTGATTGGAAAGCTACTAAAGAGCTATGGGAAGAAGACCCTGAAGCTAAAAAAAATAAACAGCTTGTGTATCATTTTAATGAAAATACAGGTGGTATTAGATATAGGTATAATTGGTATAAAACAAGAGTTATTGCCAATAATAAATACTATTATAATCTAGTAATGACTAGGAATAATAAAAAAGCCCTCAATAAAAAAATTATGGAGGGTAAAGAATATTTAATTGTAAAATAATGGGAAGAGTTATAAAATATACTGGTATAGATAGAGTTTTATCTAAACTATACAGAGATTTAGGCTTAGAAGAAATTTCTGAAACTGATGTTATAGAATGGGCTGGAGAAGCTTTAGAATTTACTAATACTCCCACAGTTTATGAAAAAGCTGTTACATTTTTAGAAGTAAAAAATTTTAGAGCTGAAATTCCAAATGGTCTTCATAGTATAATTCAAATTGCTAGAAATATAGAATATACAGGAGAAAAAATAAAAAAGATATGTCCTATTGATTTATGTCTAGAATGTGAAGATATATGTCTAGAAGATGAAGATTGTATCTGTGATGAGTGTAATAAAGATATTTGTCCTGATGAAATGCTAAATGAAATTTCATATTTTACTTATGCAGGAGAAATAAATAAATTACTAAATTCTTTGTTTTACAGGAATAAATTTCAGCCTGTAAGACTTTCTAATCATACATTTTTTAATAGGTTAGTTTGTCCTGAAGACCCTGAAATTTATAAAAATATTTCAGGTTATGATGAATATGGTGTAGAGGGAGATACTCTCAAATTTTCATTTCCTGAAGGTCAAATAGCTATTAGTTACTATAAACAAAAAGTTGATAAAGAAACAGGTTATCCTATGATACCTGATGATGTAAGTGTAGTAAATGCTATAACATACTATATTACTTGGAAATTTATGCAAAGAATGTATTTTTCAGGTAGAGAAGGTTATGCTGAAAAAATGCAATATGCTGAAAAGCAATGGGGTTGGTATTGTAAGCAGTCTGTTAATAAAACTATGATGCCTCATGGTGTAGATGAACATCAGAATTTATTGGAGGAAAGATATAAAATGCTTCCTGACAGAAATGCATATTATAAATATTTTGGTAAAATTGGTAAATCATAATGGAAAATACAGAAGAAAAAAATATAACCACCTTTAATGGTGGTATGAATACTGACATATCTCCATTAGTTCAGGAGCAAGGTTCTTATAGATATGCCTTAAACACTCTAGAAATGAATGATGAGGGTGAACAAGGTTTTATATCTAATGAAGAAAGTAATTTAGATGTTGCTTCATTTCCATTAGGATATATTCCTATTGGAAAAGTTTATATTGGAGATGGAGAAATTTGTGTATTCCTAGTTAATCCTAAAGAAAATGTAAGTGAGATTGGTGTATTTAATACTAAAAATAATACTTATGTTACAGTAGTAAATGATACAAATTCACCTGTAAAAAATAAATTATTATTTAATATAGAATACCAAATTCAAGCTACATACAGATTGAGGAGAGGTTGTGAGAAAATAGTTTATTGGACAGATAATTTAAATCCTCCAAGAAATTTTAATTTTGGAAAAATAAATTATTATAAACAGAATGGTCAATGGACTTCTAAAAGATTTTCTTTATTTAAAAAATCTACTTCTATACCTAGACTTATCAATGCTAGTGTGGTAGAATCTCAAGGTTTATTAAAGCCTGGAAGTTATACTATTATGATGCAGTATCTAGATGCTGACCAAAATGCTACACAATGGCATGAGCTAATTTCTAATATCTATATTTACAATGATAGTACTACAAGTCCATTTAAAGATATACATGGTTCTATTAGATTAGGTACAGAGAAAGATGAAAATCTAAAATACTACCAGTATGAAGATACAAATAAAGCTATTGAAATAGAGGTAGATGATTTAGATTATAATTTCTCTTATGTAAGGTATGCTATCATAGAATATACATCAGGTATTGGTGTAATTTCTAATGTAGTATATTCAGATTTATATTCTATAAATAATAGGAGATTTGTTTATGATGGTAGAAATGCTTACACAAAAGGTTCTATTGAAGAGGTAAAATTATCTAAAGCTAATATAGATTTAGAAAGAGCTGCTCATATAGAACAAATTGAAAATAGGTTAATCCTAGCTAATACTCATAGTAAGGATGTAAAACCTCATTTACTTCAAAAATATGCTTCTAAAATTGCTACTGACTGTACAATTCAATCAGTAGAATTAGATAATATAAATGACCCTAGAAGTATCAAAAATCCACTTTTAGCTCACTATGGTATTGGATATCAGGCTGGAGAAGTTTATTCATTTGGAATTATTTATCAGTTTGAAAATGGAGATTTTTCTCCTGTATTTCATATTCCTGGAAAAAATCCAAATACTAAATATAGAGATAAAAAATACACAACAGGTGATAACATATTTCCTATGTCTAATAGGGATAATGTAAATATCAATGAAAAATATGAGAGTAATAGTTCTTGTGAAAATACTTCTTATTGGGGTAAAGATGCAGAAGGTTTTGAACTAGAAGATTCATCTGTAAGACACCATAGATTTCCTACTAGGAAAGAGTTAGGTATTGAATTGGTAGAGACTAATACAACAACTTCAGGTGGAGGAATAAAAAAATATTTAGTATTAACTTATTTTCCTGGTACTTTAAAACCATCTGTAACTTGTAAAAATGATGATGGTGATGATATACCTAACTGTACACCAGAAAAAGCTGTAAAATTTGAGTTAAAAATAAAATACACATTAAATGGTACAGATGTAGAAGATGTATTTTCAATAGACCCTGATAATGTAGAAGGTGCTATTAATACTCGTACACATATTTCTAATAGTGTAAATAATGTTTCAGAAATAATGAATTTGGAAGTTTTTACTAAAACTAAAACTGAAACAAATTGGACTAAAATGAATATGCAAGAAGAGGTAATAAATAATGGTGGTTTTATAGATAATAAAGTTTTAATTGATAGGTCTAGAGCATCAGAAGGTATAGTGCCATATATATACTATTCTTACAATCATTTATATGAAGTAAATACTAGTAAAGTTAATAGTAAAATATTAGGTGTAAAATTTTCAAACATTGAAATACCATCTGAAGAAGAAATTGGAGAAAAAATTGTAGGTTATAAGATTGTAAGATTACATAGAAATTTTGAAGATAAAACCATTATTGATAGTGGGGTAATTTTACCTGTAATGAAGAGTGATGTTGGTCCATTAGGAAGTAAATCTTTTGAGTCTTATGGTAATATTTTTCCACATTTTAGTAATTTATATAATGGATTATATGAATCAAAAAATAGACTTAGTAAAAAATCTTTTGCTGTAGTAAATCCTGAGTTTTTATTTAAAGATAGACCTATTGATAATTTTACATCTTTTGAAATTGCAGGTTATTTTAAAAAGAGAAAGCAGTCTATAGATATGTTTGCTAAACAAGATGCTGCTGATGGTTCAAGTGCTACAGGTAAAGAAAAAGATAAATATAAAGATGCTGATGGTATGACACTTAAGTGTTTTGTAAGAGATACTGAATTAGAATTTGTACCTGATGCTGGAGAACATTCTGCTACAATTACAGCTAACAATAAAAATTCTAGACTTTATAGTTTAGATGCTTTAGAATATTTTACTAATGCTGGTAAAGATAGAGAAGTTTATAATATTGCTATGGACAATAAATCTCAAATTGTGAATAGTAAAGATGATATTGTAACATTGTTCCCTAAAAATGAAAACTATCTTCCTTATGTATATATAAAAAGAGAACATAAAACTTTCTATTCTAGTTTTAGAAGTAAATCTTATCAGGAAATACACACTAAAATTTTAGATTCTAAAGAAACACCTGCACTATTTGGTGGAGATTGTTATATAGCTCCACTAAAATATAGTACAAATGTTTATGCTGGTATTATGAATGCTAGAAGATATGCTAAGACTGATTGGGGTAAATTTTTTATTGCAGCTATAGCAGTAATTGCAGGTGTAGCTGCATTTCTAGTACCTGGATTACAAGTAGCAGGAGGTTGGTTAGTTACTGCAGGTGCTAGTTTAGCTATTGCAGGAGGTGGGCTTATGTTAGCTGGAGCATTAGTTAAAAATAATAATTTAAGTAGAGTTTATACTGAAAAGTGGGATAAAGGTTTGAATTTTAGTATTATAGATTATAATACTCAAAGATGGTTTTATGAAACTGATAGAAATAAGTGGGGACATCCAATGCAAGCCTTTGATGATACTTATTTATGGTTAGGAGATGTTATTGGTACACTTTGGTTTGAAACACAGTATAATACAGGTTTGAGAGTAAAACCAAAAACTAATGATGAGAATTTTGTTTCAGCTTTTGAGGATATTATGCCTGATAATTCATCAGATGTAGAATGGAATTTAACAGATGCTGAAAGAGCTTATAGTGGTGTATGGTTATCTAAAGATTTTGAAAGAATTCCACGAAATTATATAATGGACTATTTCTTTAGAAAATTATTAACATTAAATAAAGAAAAAAATAAATGGGAATACAATGGTATTAGTAAACCTGTAACTTATGTTTTGAATGCAGATTATAATTTAAATGCTAAAGTGAGGGAACACTATGCTTTACCACTTAGTTATGATTATTGTAGTTCTTGTGTAGAATCATATCCACATAGAATTTATTATTCTAACCAATCTTTTCAAGAGGAACTTACAGATAACTATGTAAATTTCTTACCTAATAATTATAGAGATATAGAAGGTGAGACAGGAGAAATTACAAATATATTTAGATTAAATAACAATTTATTTGTTCATACTAAAGAAGCTCTATGGCAATTACCTAGAAATTATCAGGAGAGAGTTACAGACCAAATTGTGAGTTTTATTGGTACAGGTTCATATTTTGAAATTCCTCCACAAAAATTAGTAGATGATGAAACAGGTCTATCTGCTGGTACAACTCATAAATGGGCTAGTATAAAAACTCCTGTGGGATATTTCTTTGTATCTGCTAATCAAGGTAAGATTTATCAATTAGGTGGAGAAGGTGGTTTAAAACTTATTACTAATATTGGTATGAGTAAATGGTTTAATGAGAATATTACTAATATAGGTAATAATCCATCTAATCCTGAAAGTACAGGTTATGTGTCAGTTTATGATTCTCACAATGAAAGAGTAATATTTACTAAGTTAGATAAAATAAAAAGCTGGACTATTAGTTTTTCACTATTATCTAATAAATGGGTATCTTTCCATTCTTATAAACCAAATATCTATTTACAGTCTCCAAATAAATTTTACTCTTGGAAATTTAATAAAGAATCTGAAAGTAATAAAATTTGGGAGCATAATATAAAAGGTTCATACCAAACTTTCTATGGAAAATTAGAGCCTCATATCCTAGAATATATTTCTGTAAATAGTCCAGTAGTAACTAAGGTTTGGGATTATTTCCAATTAAATACTCAAGCTCAGAAATTTATAAATGATGTATTTGTAGATGATTTATATACTACATTCAATAAAGGAATATTTTATAATTCTAGACAGTGTAGTGGAGAACTTACATTTATAACTAAAGATGCTGAGCTTTATGATGAAAACTACATGGAATCTCAAATTAAAAATTATGATGAAAATCATATTATCATAGATAGAACTGAGAGAAATTGGTTTGTAAATGACTTTAGAGATATTAGAATTGATTACTCAGCTCCTATATGGAAAGAGAATTTCTCAGAGGTTCATAAAAATCTTAACATGGATTCTATGGATATAAATAAGGATTGGTTTGAGCTAGAAAATTTTAGAGATAAATATCTAGGTATAAGATTAATTTTTGATAAATTTGCAGATAAGAAACTCATAACCAACTTCTCAGTAGAAAATACTACTATTAGTGAACATTAAGTTTCAATCTTTAAAAACATAAAGAATGAAGAAAAAAACTAAAACTAAAAATAACAAAAAGAATGCTAACCTCCCTAAGTTTGCTTGGGGGGGTACAGCCTTCTCATATGAATCTCCTCAGGAGACTCAAGCTAGATTAGCTAAACAGGCTATATTAAATCTAGTAGATTATGAGAATGACCCTACATCTAAATTTTTAGATGGTTTAGGTGGAGCTTTAGCTGGTACAGGTTTAAGTATGATTGCAGGAGGGATAGGTAAAGCTGGTGGTTTATCTTCTATATTAGGTAAAAATGGTGGTACAAGTAAAGTAGGTGGTATATTAGATGGTATTTTAGGTACAGGTTCTGATAGTTCAGGTGGAGGCTTACTTGGTAATATAAGTGGATTACTTGGAGGTGGAGGTAATGGAATTGGTGGTGCTATTGGACAAGGTATAGGAACTGGTGTAGGTTTACTTGGGAATGTACTTGGAGATGGTCAGAAAAAACAGGCTAATTCTGAATTAAAACAAACTTTAAATGCATTACAATCAGGTGGTAGTAAAAAAACTTCTGATTTAATGCAGGAAGATAGAAACAAATATTTGTATAATCCAAACTGGAATTTTGATTCTGCTAATAGTATTTTAAATTCTACGAGTGCTTCAAATCCAGGAGTTGGTTTAAAAACTAAAGACCTTATGGCAAATGATAGATATAAAAAATTCTACATACCAAATCTTACATTTGATGTAGGAGGTGAAGTTCCTATTGAGGCTGAACATGGTGAAATTGTTCAAGAACCTACAGGAGAAATGTATGAATTAGATGGAGCTACTCATGAAGAAGGTGGTATTCCATTAGAAGTACCTGGTGGTACAGAAATATTTTCTGATAGACTTATAGGAGCTGATGGTAATACTATGGCTCAAAGAAAGAAAAATAGAGAAAATAGACTAGCTAAAATTCAGAAAGAACTAAATAAATTCCCTGATGATGCTTCACTCAAAAAAACCTTAAGAAGAGTTCAGAAACAAAATGCTTTTGAAGAGCAACTAGATATGCAGTTGATGCAACAGGCTCAACAAGCTAAAATGTTAGCTCAGCAAGAAGCTCAATTAGCTCAGCAGCAACAAGCTCAAGCACAAGGTGGTGAAATGGGTCAAGAGGGTTCTCCTGAAGAAATGGGTCTAATGCAAGGATTAGAACAAGGATTTGACCCATCTATGATGCAAGGTGGTGGTGAAATGCCAGTTGAAGGAGAAGTTCCTCAGGATGTATCTCAAGAAGGTATGTATGAAGAAGTACCTCAAGAAGAATTTGCTGTTGGTGGTAGAGTAAGTAGACCTGGTAACATACCTGGATTACCTGCTTATCTTTTAAAAGATTTGCCAGGTATGATAGAACAGGCTAGGGGTAATACTCCTTTGGTAGATACTGGTAACCCTGATGATGTAGTTTATACTGCAGAAGATGAAGCTAAAGGTGAAAAAACTATACCTGAAGTTGTAATAACTAAAAAAAATAAAAAATTTACTCCTGTATATGTAGGTAAATCTCAGTTATCACTTACAGGTCAGAACAATTTAATGAATAGTATAAATGCTAATTCATTAGCTACAGGTCCTAAAGAAAATATTACTCCTGTTGCTCCACTACCTGGAAATCAGAATACAAATTCTAATTCTACAAATACTAGTGGAAATTCAGAATTTAATTTTGAACATCCTTTTAAAGGTATGACTTTAGGAGATGCTATTGGTATGTATGCTAATCATAAAGCTCCACAAGAGTTAATGAAAAATACAATAGACCAATATAGATACACTCCTGAGGAAATTAACCATTTTAAAAATTATGGTAGGGAAGCTTTAAAAACTTTAAGAGGTCAAGCTGGTCTTATAGATACTCAACATGATTTAGCATCTCAGAATTTACAACTTAGTAGAAATGCTATGAATAATTTAAATAATAATTCAGCTAGAGGTATCAATACTCTTAGAGCTTTAAATATGGCATCTAATGCTCAGACTGATGCTCAGCAAAGAGAATTAGATATGGCTAGAGCTTCTCAAATGTTATCTTTAGGAAGTCAAATTGCTCAACAGCAAAATGCTATAGACCAAATGGTAATGAAAGGTGATGAAGAAAGAGCTAATAGAAATCTTCAAAATCAAGATAATTACTTTACTAATATGGCTAAAAATATTAGTACTAAATACCAATCTCTTGCTAAGAATGCAGAAGCTCTTAATGAAATTAAGAAAAGAAATGCTCAAGAGAAACTTATTGGTAGATTGTATAGAGACTTTGAGGGTGATAAAGATGGTAATATTAAAGCTAAATATCACGATAAAAAAGAAGACCCTAAAACTAAAATGTATGAATTAGATAGAACTGGTAAAGACCCTAAAAAACCTGAAGCTAAAACTGAATTTGATACATTTAAATTTGATAGAGAGGGTAGAATTGCTCCTGAAGAGATTAAGAAAATTGAAGAAACTCCTGTAATGTGGAAACATAGAATAAATCCTAAAACAGGTAAAGCTTTTGAATCAGCTCAGGAATTTGCAGAACAACTTGAGTTCTATAATAAAAATAAGGACATATTACCATCATATGATGAATATCTAGGTCAGGAGGTAAGTACAGAGTATAAAAAATATTACAATCCTAAAACAGGAAATAAATTTGCCTCTATGGATGAATATGAGAGGTTCAAGAGTCCTGAATCTTATTATAAAGATAAGATTAGAGAGTGGAGAACTATTACTGATGCAGCTAAAAAATTAGGTAATGTAGACCCTAAACATATGGATACATTAGAAAGAATTATAAATCTTGATGAAGCTGGTATAGGTAAGAGTTTAGATTTATCTAATAAAGAAGATGTTAAACTTCTTCAGAAATTAGCAGGTGTTACTGCAGATGGTGTAATAGGTAAAAAGACTTTAGCAGCTTTAAGTAATTTAATAAGTGGTAAATAATTATGGGAAGATATTTTCAAACAGCAGATTATAAACCAACAATAGACTTTCTATATGAGCCTGATTGGGCTTTAACAGAGAGGGTTTTAAAAACTGAACAAGAAAGTTTAGATGCTCAGAGAGAACAAATAGAAGCTTGGAAAAATTTACAAATTGAACATTTAGGTGGTGCTGCAGATGCAGAAAATTCTAAAAGAATATTAGATTATATTAGAAATGTAGCAGATGAATATTCAAATGCTATTGAATCTGATAAATTAGATGCTAGAGCTTATACACCTAATTTAAAAAATTTCCAAAATGAACTTTTAAAAAATTATAGAGAGGGTGATATAGCTAAGATACAATCTTCTCCTGCAGCCTTAAGAGCTTGGGAAAAAGAACATGAGAAATTTAAGGAATCTCACCCTGAGTATTATGCTCATGCTAGACAAAAATTTTTAGATGATTATCATAGTTCAGGAGGTAATTCACTAGTTAGAGGTTGGCAAGGTCAAGCTCTAGCTAGACCTATTGATGTAGAGAAAGTTACTCAACATGCTTATAAATTAATGGCAGAAAAAACAGGTTGGACTAGAGATACTACTGATGGTTCTTGGGTACATTCTAATGGTAAAAAAGTTGAAAGTCTAGAAGCTAACAGAGTATTTCAAAATATTATGAGTACAATATTAGCTGACCCAGCTAATCAAGCTTTCATGAGACAATCTACTGACCTTGGTTATATGAGGTATCTAGATGACAAAGGAAATATAGATTATAAATCTCCAGGTCTTAATCCATATGCTACACTTGCAGAAAGTATATCTTATAAACATGACCAAACAGACCATTCTATGAGAGAAGATAAATATAAGCTTCAAGCAAATGAATTTGCTCATGATATAGATATGGAAGAAAGAAAACATAGAAATGCTAAAGCTTTGAAAAAATATGAGAAAGAATTAGAAAACCCAACTGAATTACCTTCTATAGCTAGTATAAAAGATTCACCTTTCCAAACTGAACAAGAGTTTAAAGAAGCTATTAAAAGTGAGAATCCACAAGTAAGAGAAAAAGCAATGGCAATGCTTGCTACTCAGGGTGGTATTGAATTAGCAAAGCATTATGACCCAGTTAGAGATAAAAAACTCTATGATGCTGCATTAAAATATTATGTAGACCAAGGTGGTAATGTAAATTTAGGAGATGCTGTTCAAACAGTAATAAATAGAGATTTCAATGGTTACTATTTATCATCAGAAAATAAAGTAAAACAAATACAATTAAGAAATAAAGAACTAGATGGGTTAAAAAGTGAAAAAAATCTTAATAAAAAACTTTTAGATGCTGGTAAAATAACACAAAAAGAGTACAATCAGAGACAAAAAAATATTAATAATAGGGCTGATGAGATATTAAAGGATGTTAATAATATAGCAAAAGGTAAAAGTTCACATAAAGATGCTAATCAAATAGGTTTTTGGGGAGCTGTTATTGGACAAAGTAATGAACAAGCTAGTAAAATTTTTACTAATCAAGGTAATGGTTCTGAAAAAGCTATTTCTGAACTAAAAAAAGTTGATTCAAAATCTGTGTTTAACTCTTATAACAATAATACTCAAGCTTACTCTTTCACATCTATAGATAAAAATACAGCTTCATCTGTAAAAAATAGTGTAATGGGTACAAACTCTTCTATAAATATTTATAATAAAGAAAAAGGTATTTGGGAAGATGCTCCTGCAAACTCTATTACAGGTATAGATATTATAGGTTATCATAATGGTAGTAACTCTGGAGAAATGTTATTGCAAGGTAAAGATAAAAATAATAATATTACTATTATGAAAGTAAATGCTGGTAATCCTTATTCAGAAAAAAATATATATAGGGTTATTGGAAATAGCTCTGTAGCTAAAAGTAATGACCCAGAGGCTAAAATTATGCACTCACCTATTTATAATGAATTAGTTGGGTTCTTTGGTGGTAATACTGTTAATACAGATTTAACACCTAATACAACTAAATTTATAAGGGCTAGAAGTGGTAAAGTTTATGCTGTAACAAGTGGAGAAAATCAAAAATTTTCTATGGTTGAAATGCCACAAAATATACAGAATTTTAATGGTATAACTTCTCCAAATAGAAGTAAAGAATTGTTTGATAAAGGTCATAAATTTGACAATATACAAGAAGTAACATATGTTTTAGAAACTCAATAGTATGGCACAAGATAATATAAATCAAAATGGACAAGGTCCTAAACCTAAAAAAAATAATCCAACACAAGTATCCAGTTTAGAATTAGCCCATAACAAAGCTAAAAAATATTTATATGGTGAAAATAAACCATATGGCTCAATGTACATAAATTCTATAGCAGCACCTAGACAAAACTATAAAAAAGAGGGGTATGGTAAAGCTGCAAAACAAGGGAATTGGGATAACTTAGTTGCTCCTACAAGTAAAGAACATAAAGCTTTTGAACAACAGTCTTTAAAAGATATTGCTGTTGATACTGTAGCAGGTTATGGTGTTAAATTTACATCTTTTCTTTTAAGAAATTTTGGAGATGAAGATTATGTAGATATGTATAATCAATTATCTAGTAACTATAATGATGTAACTTATGGGAACTGGCTTACAAGGATAGCAGATTCTATGAATGAGTATGCTGAAGATAATTTTAAAATTTATCAACATCCTGAAGGAGATTGGTTAAACCCTGCTTTTGCTGGAAAATTTATACAAGATTTAAGTAGTACTATGGGTATGATGGCTGGAGAAGGTTTGAAACAAATTGCTCTAGTTTATACTACTGGTGGTATAGGGAATGCTTTAAATCTTGGTATTAAAGGTATGAGAGGATTAAAAATAGCCATCAGTATTCTTAGTGGGATGAAACAAGGTCTAGTAAATGCTCACTCAAATTCTAGAGAAACATATAATAATTCTAAAGCTATTTATGCTAGTATGGGATTTTCTGAAGCTGAGTCTGAAAGAATGGCAAGACAAGCTGCAGGTACAGATTTTAAAACTCAAGTAGGTGGTTTAATGGCTTTAAATGCTTTACAAAGTTTAGCATTTATGGGTAAAATGAAATTAAATGCTACAGCTAGAAGTACTGGAATAGATTTAAATTTTGGAGTGAGTGGTGCTTTTAAATCTATAGGAGAAAAATTCTTTAAGAATGCTTCACCATTAAAACAAAAGATAGGGGGTTTCTTAATTTCTAATATAGCAGAAGGTTTAGAAGAAGTTTCAGAAACAACTTCTAGTAATTATGCTATAAGAAAAACTGCAGGTTTAGATTATGGAGCAAATGAATTTTTTGGACAAGATAATGCAACTAGTTTTATACAAGGTGTAGCTGGTAACTTAGTTCTAGGAGGAATGATGAATGCATTCCACAAAGGTGGTAATGAAAAATTAGCAAAAAGATTTAATGAGTTTCTAGAAAAATCTCCTGATAGAATCAGAGAAAGTGTAGATAATGTAGTTAGGTCTCAAGATAAATACACAAAAACTCTACAAGAATACCAAGCTAATCCTACTCAAGCAGGTAAAGAAAAAGTTTTACAAGAAAGAAGAAAATTACAAAAAGCTAAACAAGGTATTCTTCAATCTGAAATTGCTAGTGCGTTACAATATGACTATGCAATAGGAGATGGAACTAATACAGGTTATAATGTAGCAGTAGAAAAATACCAAAAATTAATTCAAGCTATACAATCTAATGATACTGAAACATTACAAGCTTTTGGTATTGTAGATAAAGATGGTAATGAAAAATATAAAGGTATTAAAGAAGAGATGCTAAAAGAGTCTGCTGAATATCTAGATTTTGCTGACCAATATAAAAAATCAGTAGACCATGCCTTAGATAATTATACAGAAAATTTTGAGGAAGCTAATCAGATAGCTAATGCTCAAATAGTGTATAATTATAATAAGGAAGCTATAAATGAAATGCAAACTAAATTCAATGAAACTTTAGGTTTAAATGAAGATTATAAGAGCTTATCATCTTCAGGTAAAACTCAAGTTAAAATTGATATGGAGATTAAAGCTTTAAAAGGTTTGCAGAATTTATCTCCTTCACAACAAAAAAGATTAGATTACCTAGAAAGACAAAAAGAAAAACTAGGTGAAATGTCTCATGAGGATACAGAAAGATTTAACAGAATTAGTTCTGCAGATTTAAATAACTTCCAAGATGCTATGACTGCTCTTGTAGAAGATACTAATACTGTAGAAGAATTTAGAGAACATGCAGAAAAATTAAAAGATAAAGCTTATAGAGAAGAGTTAAGAAAAAAACAAAGAGATGAAGCTCTAGCAAAAGCTAAGACTAAAGAGGAAGTTGAAAAAGCTACTACTGCTGAAGAAAGAGAAAATGATGATGAGGTTAAAAATAAAATGAAACAAGCTGAAGCTTCAGATTATGCTGAAAGTTTAGCTGAAGGTAATACAAAAGAAAATAAACCTCAAGAAGTAGTTAGTGAAAAATCTGATGATGATGTGATAGAAGATAATCCACTTGATAATTTATCAGATGAAGAAAAATCTGAGTATGAAAGTCTAGCAAATGAATTATCAGGTGAGGTAAGTAATAATGATGATGATACTTTAGAATCTATATTAAATGCTGAAGATGACTTCATGGCCCCAAAACAAATTGATTTTGATAAAATGCCTGAAGATAAGAAGAAAAATCTTATTGAAACTGTCAAAGGTATTACTGATAAATTAAGTCAGAGAGGTCAAAATTCATTTAAGGATTTTATAAATCATATGTCAGAGGTAGTTGGTAAGGATAAAACTGATTCTAGCTTCTTAGGACTAGCAAAAATGTACGAACAAGCTACAGGTAGACAGGTAACACCTATGGAATTAAATAATGTCTATAAATCAGTGTTTAGTCCTGAAACATCTGTAGTAGATACATTATTAGAATTTTCTACTGATGAAGATGTAAATCTTAAAAATGAACAAACTCAAGAAGGTCTTACTGAAACTCAAGGTGCAGTAGTTGGTTTTACAGATACTAATAAACCTATTAGAGAATCTCTAGTTACAGGAAGAAAAACTGTATCTCATAATCCTAGAGCTGCTTATTTAGGACTAGAATATAAAGTTGAAGTAGATGAGCAAACAGGAGAAATTAAAAGGGTAGATACTAATAATCTTAATAATTCTGAGGGTAATTCTCAAGTTTTAAATCCTGATATAGTAATGAAAGGTTCTGAACTAGAAGTAATTATACCTCAAGATTATGAAAATCAATTAGTAAAAAATTATAAAGCTGATGGTACTACTGAAGTAATTCCTTTTAAAGAATGGGCTAAGAAAAATAATGTACAGGAAGGTTCTGAAGAATGGAATGCTAAAATACCTATGTCTGCACAGATAAATGGTAAACATGCTTTTTATATACATGATTTGGATTGGTTTAATACAGATAATATAGGTGGAGATACAGTAGAAAAGCAAATTGATAATCTAAATAAAGCTAGAGCTAATGCAGATAGAATTAGAAAAGCTGTACTAAGTGGAGATAATAAAATTGTAGTTACTTCTAGAAGTTTTGGTAGTTTAAATACTTTACCAAAAGGTAAAATGATTCCTCTAGATGAAGCTACAGGAGATACTAAAATTGTTGTTGCAGCTAACAATGCTGACCTGCAAGATGGTACTTCTACAGCTCAGTCTCCTGTAAATGCTGAAGTAGAAGATAAGAGAAGGGGTAAATATAAGTTAGTAAATAGAACTGATAAAAATCCTTATACTCCAGGTGAAGTTAGAGAAATTAGACAAATAAATACTGGAGAGAGTATCAGTTTAGCTCTTAAAGGTAATGATATTACTAAAGGTGAAAAAATAGATGATATATCTTTTAACAATGTCAAAATGGCAACTTTAGCTAGTATTGTTATAAATTCTCAAAGATATGTAGATGCTAATAAAAAATCTACTGACCCTGCTATAATTCAAAGAGTTAAAAATGCTCAAGCTGTAGTAGATAACTATGCTAATTCTAATTATGGTATGACTGTAGAAAAAGCTAAATCTATAGCTAATTCACTTAAGAGTGCAGATATAGTCCATGATTTAGGCAGCTATATAAAAATGCATACTAATGTTATTGGTAGTGAATCAAATTTAGCAGAAGTTCTAGGTAATGACTCTATGAATAAACAGGGTACTAGAATGGTTTATCCTGATGAGCAAACTTATGTGATGTTCAATGGTACTACACTTAGAGTTCTAAATAAAGCTGACAATAAAAATAACTTTGAAACTATTGTAAAGAATGGTAGACAAGTAAAAGTAATTAAAGCTTCTGGATTTAACTATAAAGCACCTAATTTACAAGGAGCTAAAGCTGTTATGTCTATGTTTGAAGGAGATAACCCTAAATTTAGAAATGCTCAATTCTCTGTAAATAAAGCATTCTTAGGTAAGAATAGTCCTGAAATGCAGATTATAAATGAGAGTGGTACTGTTGTTCCTTATACAGGAAATAAACAAGGTGAGAGTACTTATGAGGGTTATATAAAATCTGTAGTAAAATCAGATGTATTATCACATGCTATAACTGATGGTAATGGTGGTACAAAATATGTTACAGATGTACAACCTATTATTGAGTTTGACTTGAAAAGTTCTTTCTCTGAAAATAGTTTACCTACTGTAGAAAGAAAAACTGCAAATCAAATATTAAATCAGCCACCTATACAAAATGAAGTTACTACTTCTGCTGATAATAAAACTAATATTACTGAAGATAGTAAAGATAATTCTACAGATAACATTGGAGAAAATGAACAACCTACTCTATCTGAAGATGAAGTTAGGGAGCTTATTATGAGTGGTATGAACCCTGATGATATAGAAAAATTAGTTTACCCTAAAACTTATGCTAAAAAACAGCAGGAAAAAATTAATAGTTCTACTACTGAAGGTAATAATAATTCAAACCTAATTACTGAAGAAGAATTAAGAGAACTTATTTCTAGTGGTAAATCTCCTGAAGAGATAGAAAGAATTGTAGCTGAAAGGTCAGGTAAAACTGAGTCTAAAGAACAACCTGATAATTTTAAACCTGTAGAGCCTACTCCTGAAAATAATGAGAAATTAGGAGATGAAAAGGTTGATGAGGATATTGATGATGAAGGTATTACTACTAGTGAATCTAAGGTAGAAAAAACTACTACTCAAATTATCAAAGAACAAATTGATGAGGTTATAAATAAAAACAATATAGGTAAGTTCTTATTCTCAGGATTTAAAATTCCTGAACAGGAAAATACTGATGAGTTCTTTGCTCCAGCTCAATTTACAGAAGAAATGAGAAAAGCTTTTGCTGACACTTTTTCAAATCAAATTGATGGTCTTACAATTCTTGAACAGAAAGAACTAGAAAATGCTTTAACTATTAGTGTGCTGAGAAAACTAAAAGATAAGAGCAATATTAAAAATAAAAAATTCAATGTTTCTGCAGTTCAAGATATTATAAAAAATGTAGTAGAAGAGGAACTAAAAAGAATTAAGAGGGTAGAAAATTTAAGAATGACTTATTTACATCTTAATGGATTTGGAGGAACTCTTCTAGAACAAGCTGTAGCTAAAAAGATAAATAGAATTAATAATATCTTAAATCAACAGGAAAAACTTACTTCTCTAGATAGTGAGAAATTAGGAACTGTATCTCAGCAAGTTCAAAAAATACTTGGTCAAGATATTTCTGAAAAAGCAAATGCTAATGTTTCTTTAGATGAGGATATTAAAAATGATATTGAGGAAACTATTGAAGAAGAAGTAGTAGAAAATATTGATGAGGCAGGGAAAGAATCTAAAGAAGAGTTAGAAAATTGGCAGACTGATAGTTTAACTAAAGATTCTAAAACTAGCTTCTCTACAGCTCTTAAGATTTTACTTTCAGATATTAAGGATATTAGAGATGGTGTAGTAACTACAAACTTCATGGAGATGGATAAATATGTTAGTCCTGATGTAGTATATTCTCATTTACAAAATAAACTTATAGGTTTACCTTCTTCATTTGATTTAATTCTAGATAAATTAAAAGAGGATTCTAGTAATCCTATATCTAATCAGCTTTATACTAAATTGGCTAATGCTGATAAGCAGTTACAAAATGAAATTCTTTACAAGATGGGTCTTGTAGAATTAAAAATGTATGCTGTAAAAATTAGAGATAGACAGCTTAGTGTAATTGATGAAAATACCAATTCTGATAATTATAGAATGTATAATGAGTGGAAAAATAATTTCCTAAACTCAAAATATGTTTATAAAGAAGATGGTAAATATTTTTATAATACAGCTGATTTAGGTGGTATTGCTACTGAGCTTAGAGAAATTGGAGATTCTCAAGATAGTGTAGAAGATAAGGCTAAAAAATTAAAATCTACACTTGAGAAATTAGGAATATTTGTTTCTATTTCAAATCTTGAAAATAAACTTAAAGGTAAAGTAAATATTTTCAGAGGTAATGGAGATATGAATATTTTAATTAGAGAGATTAATAATGCTGTCTCTAACTCAGATGGTTCTTTAGCAAGTAGTGATATTTATAAAACTGCCAGTGGTGTTGTAAATAGACTTATTGAATCTGAAATTGAAATTGTAGGTAGAACTTTAGGTAGAGGATTTAAAGTAGATAGTAAAAATATTCAAGATATTACTAGAAATACTTTAGCTAAAACTAATACAGAAGAAATTAGAGATGTAGATAGTGCTTATACAGCTCATTTAAGAACTACACCTTATGCTAAAAATAATTTCATATTAGATTTATTAAGAGATAATGAACATTTGCGTAAGCATTGGAATATTTCTAATTTATCTGTTTCTGCTTTAACAATAGAAGGCTATAAACCACAAGGAGATAGGATTACTGAAATGTCAGAAATAGATTATGCTATTACTGAGATGGGTATATTTACTAATACTGTTGGTAATGTATCTGAAAAAGTAGGGGATACAGGAACTATTCCACTTAGATTTGCAACTGTATTTAACTTTACTAATTCAGATAAAGACCAATTAGTAATGCAGCATACTCCTGTTATGGATTTAAAATATTCTGAAAATCAATTTCAGTCTAATTTTGAAATTCATGATGATGGAACTATATCTTATAAAGAAGATGTAATTAGATTCATGACTCAGCAAATATTTGGAGCTGAGTTTGATAGAATAGTTCATTCTTATCAGAATGATACTAATATCATGAATTATGATTTTGCAGCTAAAAGGTTCTTAACTCTTGATGCATTTAATAATACTACAAATAATCAAGGTGTATCTATTCATGATGCTATAATTGCACTTGCTGAAAAAGGTGGTGATGAAACAGCTTTCTCTAAATTAAAAGAAGATTTCATGGAATCTGCTGGAGATATTTTAGAAGACCACTTATTACAACAAGCTTCTAAAAATTATGCATATGATGCTTTATCTGATGAAACTACAGGTCTTTGGGCTGATGCTAAATTAGATAAAATACTACCTGAAAAATATTTATCTTCTAAATTTAGAATTGATGAGAGTAAGCCTGATGAGAAAAGAAGACAAATACAAATTGCTAACTTAGATTTTGTAGCTAATAATATGTTACATAAAGCTATGATGTCTCAGTTAATATCAGGTGACCTTGCATTATTTGCTCCTAAAGCAGGTAAAGTATTAAATAAAGAAGATTCTAAACATTTAAGTAGTATTTCAGATAAATATGAAAAACTTAGAGAAACTAACAGAATACTTTCTGAAAAAGGTGTATTTACTGACTTAGCTAAAGCTACAGGAGAGAATATGCTAAAAAGGATGGCAATGCAAATTGCACCTGGTAACACTGAAAGTAATAGTTTTGGTGGTAAATATCTTCAAGTTTTTGTAAATGATGTTGAATCTAAATCTTCTGTAATAGAAACTTACATTGAGAATTTCTACGGTAAAGTAAGTGAAGAAGGTAAAAAATTACTATCTAATATAGAAGGTCTAGAAAATCAAATTGAACAATTATCTGAATTAGATTATTCTAGAAATCAGGATAAAATTGAAGATTTAGAAGATAAGATTGGAGAGAATATTAAAGCCCTTAAAAAACTATATCCTGAAATTGCTGGTTATTTTGAAATAACAGGTACAGATGCTCAGGAATATACTACTTGGAAAGAGCATTTAGAAAGTATGTACAATCAAGCTAAATTATCAGAAGAAGATAAAAATAGATTGAATAATATATATGAAAAACTTTCTAATGGAGAAGATATTGATTCTTCTGAAATATCTTTTATTATGCAACCTATGAAACCTCTTTATGCAGGACCTGCTAATGAGGGTATCAATGCTGTAGAGGGAGTTAATAGATTTATGTATGTAAAATCTTCTTCATTCCCATTATTACCACAGCTTACAAGAGGACTAAAATTAGATAAAGTAAGAACTGCTCTTGAGACTTTGCAAGATAGACAAGGTAAAAATGTTAGAATGTCTTATCAATCTGCAAATAAGATTGGAGCTTTAACTACTGGTCTTAAAATGGATGATTTCTATAATATGGATACAGAGGAGCTACACAGTAAATTAGCTAAATCTTCTCTACAACTAGATAGAAAATATTTCAAAATACAGCAGGAAACTAATTATAAAACTCAGAAATATCTAGATAAAAATTCTGATGATAAAGTTACTATGTCTACTCAGATGTGGAAAGCTTTAATGGGTAATGGTGTAAATCAAATTGAGGCTAAAATATTTCCTAATGTATTTGGTGAAGGAACTATTGAAAAACTTAATGAGACTTTATTTAAAGATGAACCTATTAAAGTTGAAGATGGTAAATTATCAGGTAGAGATTTAGATAGACTTAAATTTGCAGTTGAAAAAGAATATTTTGATAACAAGTTCCACAAGTTTGCTAAGAGACTAGGTATTGATGAAAATGGTAATTTCTCAGATAGAAATAAAACTATCAAGGCTTTACAGCAAATGCTCAAAGAGGAATTAAGTATTAGAGATTATCCTGAAAATTTAAGTGAAGCAATTAGTCTTGTACAAAATTTAGATGGTAATTTTGATTTTAAAACTCCACTGTGGGCTGCTGAAAATTTTACTAAATTAGAACCACTAATATATTCTGTGATTTCTAAACAAGTAATGAAAGCTGAGCTTCCAGGTAACCAATTAATTTCTACATCTTCAGAAGGATTTGAAAAAACTAATTATGAAAAATTGGATGATAATACTAAAAATGGTATTATTTGGTTAGATAATTCTAGAAGAGGAGAATTAAGGTCTACTAGAAATGAGAATGGAGAAATTATAGAATCTGAGGTTCTATTACAGTCCAAATTTAGAGTTTCTACAATCAAGGATGGTAAACTAGTCACTGAACTTATTGACTTCTCAAAACCACCTTATTTGAAAGAAGTAGATGGTGTGAAAGTTATAGATACATCTAAAATTGACCCTGATTTATTATCTAGATTCTCACTTAGGATTCCTGTATCATCTCATCAATCAGGTGTAATGTTAAAAGTTGTAGGATTCTTACCTGAAGCTTCAGGAGATATGATTGTAGTTCCTAAAGAACATACACAGCAATTGGGAGAGGATTATGATATTGACAAGAGATTTACTTATGGAAGTAATTATTTTGTAGATTCTGAAGGTAATATCAAAAAATTAAATTATGATAATATTGATGAAGCTATAAAAACAATATCTGAAAGAACAGGTCAAGATGCTTATAAACTTAGAAAAGATTTTGAAAATCAGATTAGTGAAAATATCATGATTGATACTTATAGGTCTGTATTTAAAACTCCAGATGCTAGTATTCAAAGAATGATTTCTCAAGTCTTATCTACTGATAAAGCTAAAGAGTCTGTTAAAATTATTCAAGAGAGAATAAATGAAAATATAAAAGCTAAAAAAGAAAGTTTCAGTGTATTTGACTCTGATTACCAAAGAGTAAATATGGAAACTGGTGCTTCAGGTAAATTGGGTACAGCTATGTATTCATCTGCAATTCCTTTTAATTTCCAATTACAAAGAATTGGAGGTTTAGAGGTAGAACCTTTTAAAAAATTAGATTTTGGAGGTGTAGTATCTCAAGGTAAGGTTGGATTATTAAAAGCTCTTCCTGCACCTGGAATTGATAAACTTAGAAGTGTGGCAGATATATTTACAGAGTTCCAAAACTCAGCTGTGGATAATATTAAGGAGCTTATTATGTATAACAGAAATGAGAATAAACATACTATGCCTTCTTATATTATGCTTACAATGCTAGGTTATGATATGGTAAAATTAAAAGATGGTAGAGAAGTACATTTACCTTCATTACTAATGTCTCAACCTATTATCAGGGATTATGTGAAAGAACTTCAGAAAAGTGAAGGTGTAACTTCTAAAAGTGAAGATGCATTACAGAAAGTTCTAAACAAATATGCTAAAGATATTATGATATGGAGTGAAGATGCACATGATTATATTGAGCTTGAATCTTGGAATTTCTTAGATTATAAACCTGTTACAAGTGATTTAACAGGTGATGTACTTTATTCTGAATTAAAAGATGGTGAAGTTAGTACTTGGACACAGCATAATCAATTATCTGCATTAAGATTCATGATGCAGTTAAATAATGAATTTAGTAATCTAAATGATATTAGAAAGATTATTAATAAGCAAGATTTAGGTAGAGATAGTTTTGGTGTTAATAAACTAGAAAATACTTTAACAGATTTATTAAAAGAATCTGACCCTTACATTGGTAAATTTATGGAGGCTTCTAGACAAGCTGATGGTTCAATTTCATTAAATGAAACTAATCCACTTACTTCTGAAGCTAACATAGTTTTAAATGGATTAAAAGTAGGAGGTGTTGTTTCTAATATGATTACACCAAATGAGTTTATAAATGATATACAGGATACATTAAACTTATCTGATTATAAAGTTTGGCAAGTAGTAGAACAAATGAAGAATTTTGTTCTTACATCTGCACAAAGTAAATTATTTACAGGTAGTGTGAAAAATGAAATTAATAGATTATTCTATAATTCTTCTGAGAATACAGCTTTAGCAAACTATATTAAAGATTTGAAATATAGTGGTAAATATCCAAATCTATTTGCTACTGAACTTATGATGGATTTAGAATTTAATGGAGTTACTTCTGATTATAATGAACCATCTAGTATGTCATACAGACAAAACTTCTCAAGTAAACTTACTGCTAAAACTAAACAAGAAGATTTTAGACACATGTTAAGTGATGATGAGACAGTTCTTCCTGATTATAATGGTAATCCTATGTCACCTAGAAAACTAGCTCAAGAAATGATTACTTATGCTTTCTTAACTAGTGACCCTAGAAATTATAGACAATATATTCCATCTGATTATTTAGACTTAATTGGAGCTAATGATAATATTAGACAAGCTGGAAGAAGCTTATTTGACTACAATGGAGAAGATAAGGAAATTTTAGATAAATTTTTAGACCAATTATCTTTACTTGATTCACAATATGTTCTACCTGTTAAAGTAGAAGATATGAGAGATGTAAAATATGAAGGTGATAATAAGAAAATAATAGAATTTGAAAAGGAAACTGGCTTTAGTTACAAATTCATATATGATGGAAAAAATCCTAGAAATGTATTCAAAAGAAAACATTATTCAGAGGGTGATATTCTTTATGTAAAAGCTGGTGAAGTTGATGGTAAACCTGTTTATCAAAAGTTAGATGATATTAAAAAGTTACCACATACTCTATTTGATTTTAATGGTACAGGATTTAAAGCTAGTATTATTTCTAAAACTCCTTCTGAAATACTAGAAGATAAAAATACTTTTAGACAATTGTATGAAGGTAAATCAGTTCAAGAAATAATGAATGAGATTGCTAATTCTGATAGTAAGTATAGTTCTTTAGCTGAAGTTCTAGGGAGAGTGTCTGATAATTCTCTAAAATTAGAATTTATAGAAAAACCTACAAGTCTAAATCCAGGTTCTTACACTAGGTCTACTAATTCAATTAAATTGAACACTGCTATAGAGTTAAACAATGACCCTGAAGCTACAATAATGGAAGAAGTATTACATGCTTTCACAGTAGAAGATTTGAAAAAATATGGTAAGACTGAAGAGGGTAAATATATTCCTAATGAAGATGCTCCAGTACATATTAAGAAATTAGCTGGATTATATGAAATAGCTAAAGCTCATGTAGATATAGACCAAGATAATTTAACTCATAAACATTATATGAGTAAAATTGAAGAGTTTGTAGCTGGTGTATTTATAGACCCTACATTTGCTGAGAAGTTAGATAATACTAAACAGAATGGTAAATCTCTTCTAGAAATATTTAGAAAAGCTATAGCTGATTTAGTTAGATTCTTAAACAAAGGAACTTTTTCAAGTGAAGTAAAAGACTCAGTCTATACTATTATCAATGAGAAAATTGAAAGATTAAGAGAAGATAATAAAAAAGTTAGTAGAGTTAAAACTGGTTCTAGAGTTATAGCAGATTATAAAGGTGCAGATATGAATGGTAAAGCTAAATCTGTAATATTACCTAATCCTAGTTTAACACCTAAACAAAATGCTATAATTAGAAAAGGTGTAGCTCAAATAGAAACTCTAAATGGTTTTGCTAGAAATAAAGATGGAGTTCTTTTAGGTTCTGATATTAGTGTTATAGACCAATTCAAGGATGATATTACTAGTGAAGATATAGATACAATACTTGAAAACTTCTTTGCAGGTAATACTCCTTTACTAACTAATACTAAAGAAGCTACTAGAGAAGGTAGTATGGAAGATGGTATTATTAAACTTATCAATAGTAGATTACAACAAATTACTAAAGAAACAGGTAAGCCTATTGTTAAATATTTAGTTTCAGAGAGATATGATGGCAAGAGATTATTCTACATTGATACAAATCAATTTAAGAGACTTACACCAAATACTCCTAAAGCTACTTTAGATAAAAAAGTTGTAACTAGAGAGAATGTAGGATTTACTCTATTCCAAGCTGGTTTAATAAAAGACCTATCTGATATAGAATTTGGTAAAGCTAACACACCTAAAAAATTATTATCTTTGCTAGAAGAAAAAGGTTTATTAAATAAAATATGTTAATTATTTAAGGGCTGGTAAAACAGCCCTTATTTTTAATAAAATACAAATATGAGTGATTGTGTTATAATTTATAAAAATCAAGTTTTTACTGAAAAAGATTTTTTAGCAAACCTAAAATCTTATTTAAAAAGTAGAACTTTAGATACACCTGAAAGTAATAATACTATGTTTCTATCAGGATTAAGAGCTGACCAAGTTCCTAATTTTAAAACTTCAGGTCCTATGTTCTCACCTATGGGTGAAACTACATATATGAGAGTAGATAGTAATGGAGAAATAATTTTAAATCCTGTAGATAAGGTAGAAAATTTTTGGAAATCTTTTACAGAAAGTACTACACCTAAAGGACAGGAAGTAATAGATGGTGTATTTTCTAATCTAGAAGAAAAAGGGTATTCAAAAGATTTTTTAAAAACTATTTTATCTCAGAGACCTATAATAAATACTTTTCTTTTATACCAGGGTCAAGCTTTAAAAGATGCTAATGCTGATATAAATCTTTCTAGAAGTAATTTAAATCCTACTGACCCATCTAGGATAGAAGCTATAGCAGATTCTATTATAGAAGCTGTACATAATTTAGGATTTGACCCATTAGTAAATAGTATAGAATGTTAAAAAATAATTAAATATGGCAGGATGTAAAATAACAGGAGAAGCTATTAGAAGTGCCTTACATCAGTTTATAACTCAAGGTAAATTCTTTTATAGCCCTGAATTTAAAAAACAAGCACAGTATAAAGTTTTTGGAATTAAAAAGGAATATTTTGATGTAAAAGATGTTACTCCTAAAAATAGAGTAAATACTCAGTTAAAATTAGAAATTAAAACTAAGCTTAAATATGCTGACCAAAATGGTCCAAATTTCCATGTAAAAAATGTAGCAGCTAATATTGCTAAGGATTTACAGATGAGGTTTAATGCAGGGCATTATGACATTATGGTGGAGCATTATCAGGATACTCACATACTCACTTTTAAATTTTCTGATGAGGTTAAAGAAAATATAGAACAAAAGAAACAAGAAGAATTTAATACTTTTGATGAGGCTACTCAAAAATCTATTGAGTTAGATAATAAAGCTGAGCCTGAAAGTGCAGTAAATTTAGATGATGAATTAGATTCTTTAAAAGAGAGAAAAACTGAAATTCTAGAAAAAATAAAAGGTTTAGAGGGTACTAATGTGCTTGGAGATGTTTTAGTTCCTTCTATGGAAATATTTATGGAGGGTTCACAGGAACAACTTGCTAAGATGGATAATTTATACAATGAATTATCTTCTATAAATTCTCAGATAGATTTTCTAGAACATAAAAATAGAGAATTTGATGATGATGTGTTTTATGCTCCACCAGTACAAACTCCTCAACAAGCTAATGCACAAAGACCTATTACTGATAATTTTGATGATATGGTTGCTTACTATAAAGAAAATTTAAAGCAGACCAATTATCTTATAAATCAGTTAAAAAGGGAATTAAAAAGACCTGGTGCTAATAAAACTGATGTAGCTAAAAAACTTGCTAGAGCAGAAAAATATAAAACTACTCTTCAAAAAAATATAGATGAAGTATCTACTCATAGTGCAGTAAGTGCTTTTAGTGCAATAGATTCTGAAATAGATGATATTAGACAAACTATTAGTGATGGTGTTATTGATACTACCATAAAAGATAGATTAGATTTCTTATCTATGCTACTAAGAGGTGTTAGTCAATTTACTAATAAAAAATATGATGTAGAGAGTTTAAAAAATATTAGTGCAGATAGAGTAAAAAATTTATCTGACAAATTGGCTATAGCAATTTCTGATTATACAGATAATATAGACAAAATGGCAATGGCTATTTTGGAAGATGATATTTCTTATCAGAATCATGTTGTTCAAAATGATAATTATACAGATGAACAAAAGGAAGAAATTATTGGTAATCTGTTTAAAACAGAAGGGGATATTAACTATTTAGAACAACAGTTTCTAGGTGTGTCTAATTCAGGTTCTAAAGAATCTGTTCTAATGGAGACTCTTAAAAACCTAGTAGAAACTTTTAAAGTTGAAAATGATGCAGCTGTAAAAAAACATAAGGATGCTATTATTGAGGCTGCAGAAAAAGTTAAAGATACAGATTTTATTTTTGAAAAAGATGAAAATGGAGCTAGAACAGGTAATATTTTAAATTTTGTAACTCCTTTATTTAGAAGTTTTGCAGCAGGTTATAAAGCTATTGAAAAGAAAGTTTTAAAAGTTACTCCTGATGCTACATCAGCTGATATTTATAAAGAAAAAATAGATTGGCTTAAGGATAATGTAGATATTATTGATATTACTAAATTACCTGCTATAAAACAGGCTTTTGGTAATTTATACCCTTTATTTTTTAATCATAGTGATGCTGATATGGCTCAATATGAAATTGAGATTAAAGATAAATTAGGTAAACTTTATGACAGTGAAATAAATAAGATTCTAGATAAAATTTCTCAATTTGAGGCAATTAGAAATGAATTTGGTAAAGATACTCCTGAAGTAGTAAAAGCTAATCCATTCCAATTTACTAAAAATTATTTTTCTCCTGATGCTCATTATGGTACAGCCTATGCAGACCCTACAACTGGAAATATAACAAATGTACTTCATGACATATCTTTAGAAAATTTAAGTTTTATACCTAGAGCTGAAAAAGTAGCTTGGAATCCTCAAACTAAAATGTATGAAACAGTTTCTAGTGGTTATATCAGTGAAGAATTTAAAGATATGATGAAAGATGATGATAAGTTCCAATATTGGGAAGCTATTTCATCTGCATATAATCAACAAATTAACCCTATTTATGGTGGAGATTATGTATCAGAAATGTCTTTTGCTAAAATAGAAGAAGGTTTTATGGAACTTATAGGTCAAGCTAAAGGTATAGATAAGCTTCTTATGAGTTTTGGGTATGTAAAAGATAGTTTTAGAGATTGGTTCTATGAAGATGCTAAAAATCATGATAGTAATAACATCAGAAGAAACTATGCTGACTCATCTAGAAAAGAGATTAGAGAGCTTTCTATGGCTTTACAAACAGTAAGTGATAATGAGTTATATAAAATGGCTCATGATTTAGGTATAAATCCATCTAAAACTTCTTCAAAAAAAGAACTAGCTACTTCTGTAGCTAGAGAAAAAATAATATCAGGTTATTCAAAAGATATAAATAAAACTACTATTGCTCTTTTGAATATGTCTGCCATGCATGCAGCAAGACAACAGGTATTACCTTTAGCTCAATCCATTCTAGAAAGTCATAAGAGAAATTTAGATGATAAAGGTAAAGTTAGACAAAAATCTATTGATAAAATGTCTAATTATATTGAAAGAGTTATTATGAATAAACCTGTTACTGAATCAGGGAAAAATACTTTATTAGATACTAAGGTAGACCCTGTAGGTAAAGCTGCTAAACTCCTTAATAAACTTCCAGGTGGAGGTATATTTAATAGTATAATTGATAAAGAGTTTGCTAAAAAATATACTGACAGTGAGAAGGAAATTATGGACTTACTTAAAAAAGCACAAGAGACAGGTTCATTCAAAAATCCTGGAAAATTCTCTCATGGTGGTGTAGAAATAGAAGTTGAAATGGTAGCTGGTAATAAGCATTTTTATAAAACTGAAGAAAATAAAACTGTAGAAATTACTGAGCAAGAGTATGAAGAAGAATTTAATAAGTTAGTTGATGCTAAAATAAAAGATATGGGTATAGCTATGAATGCTGCAGGTGTAGCACAAGGATTTATGAAAATCATTATTTCTAAATCTTTAGCTTTAAATCCTGCTGGTGGTGCTATAAACAGAGCTGAAGGTAAGCATACTAATATGATTATGGATGAAACAGGTAATTACTGGACTCCAGGAAATATAGCTAAAGCTTCTAACTTCTTATGGGGTATTAACTTTACTAAATTTATACCTAAAAGATTTACTGATAAACAAAAAGGTAGACTTGCTGAGTTTAAAAAGCTAAGACTCTTAATTCAGAGTATGGATATTATTCAGGATAAAAAGAATGAGATTGATAAAAATCTAGGAAGTTCTAAAATTACTACTGAAGAAATGATTAACTGGTATGCATTTGCAGTAGACCATCCTGAATTTAAAAACCAATCTGAAATATTATTAGCTATTCTTCAAGATACTAAAATTAAAGATAAAAATGGTGTAGAACATCAGTTTTTTGATGGTAATAAATTTACAGCTTATGATATTAAAGATGGTAGATTAGTTTTAAAAGATGAATTTAGAACTGATGAGAATATTCTAAATTGGGAAAATTTCTCAGTTGATAGAAATAATCTAAAAAATAATGAGTATTTCTTAGCTAGAAATAAAACTAAAAATGCTATTTCTAGGTCTCAGGGTAACTATGAAGCTACAGATACTATTATGATTACAAATCATATTCTAGGTAAATTAGCATTTTTATTCAAAAGATGGTTGCCTGAACATTTTATGCAGAGATTTGGTCTAGGTAAGAATTTTAGTGTAACTACAGGCAAGCAACAGGCTAGAGGTAGATATTGGTATTTATTTGATAATACAGGAGCTTCTAGTGCTGCTATTTTAGGAACTATAGGATTTGCTTGGGGTCTAGCTCCATCTGTAGCATTAGGAGCAGGATTTTTAGGTGGTTTAGTGGCTATTAAAGCTTTAAGTAGAATTTATAACAAACAATCTACACAGCAGGAAGCTAATAATGTATTATCATTTATAGATTTTACTAGAAGTGTAGTTTTATCTACTTTAAATTACCCTTTAGATTTATTTAGTGTAAATCCTAAATATAGATTGAATAGTCAAGTTAATGCAGAAAGAATAAATATTACTGAGGAAGAAGCTAGAAATTTGTCTGCTGTTGCAAAAGAATTTGCTATTATATTAAATGTATTAGCAATGAAAGCTCTAGCTACAGCTTTATTATGGGATGATGATGATGAAGAAGCTAAAATGAGAGCTAGATATGTAGATAATCAATTAACTAAACTTATAAACTCTTCTACTGCATACTATAATCCTAAAAATTTATATGAAGATGCTACTAGGATTTCTTTCTTACAATATTTAAATGATAGTTATAATGTTGTAAAAGCTATTGCTACACAGAATGGAGAAGTAACTCAGAATTTATTAAATATTACTCCTATACCTAGAGCTTTAACTAAAGAAACAGGTATGTTTGAAGATAAGAGAGATTATACTCCAGGTGAATTTACTGATGATTTAGGTAGAGATTGGGCTACAGGAGGTAATCACAGTGCTAAAAAAGAACTTAAAGCTAGAAGAGATGAACTCAAGGAAAAATATAATGCTGAATTTGAAGAACAAGGTCTTGAAGGTAAAGAAAGAGATGAAGCAGTTAAAAAAGCAGTTAGAGAAGAATTACCTAATAAACCAAAAGGAATGTCTTATACTGAATATATTGAGCTTCTAGATAATCCTGACAAATTAGATAATTTAGACTAGTTCAATAGGAAGTTCTAAAAAATAAAAAACCCCCTAGTACAAAGTACCAGGGGGTTTACCAATTAATACAACAACTAATTTTGCAATTTCAAGTTATTTAACAAAGTTGCAAAATCTTTTTTATTTCCTTTTTCTTCAGACATGCTTCTTATTTTATTCATAGTTTGAAAAGCCTCAGCAGCTACAAGTATGATTTTTGCAAAATCTTCATCTTCTTCCATATTTAAGCATATAGCTTTAGCTATATTTTTTGTGCTACCATGAATAGCTAATTGGGAGCATTCTTGTCCATCTTTAGTTGAAGTAATCATAGATAATATTAAATCTTCTTCTTCTACTGAATTTTTGTCTAAAGATTCAAAACATTCTTGAAATCTTCTTGCTAAGTCTCTAAGTGTCATAATATTTAAATTTTAATTGTTAGTTATTTTCTAAATAGTGTCTAAGTTGAATAAATCCTTTAAAGTTTTTATTCCAACCTACTATTTTTCTTGCAGTTTCAGGAGTTATTTTAGATAAATCTCCTCTTACATGAGTTGGATATTCCATACCTTTCATTACCTTGCCTATATGTTCAAAACAAGAGTAATGTTTTTTCTTTGCTAAACCCTCATACATAGATTTTATTTTTTCCTCTGACATTTTATTATCCTCATCTCCAAATTTAGTATAACTGATTCTAGCAGTTTTACATACAGATTCTTTAATTAGCAATTCTACATCTTCATTTTCAGAATAATTATTAAAGAAAGGTATATGCCAATCATCATCAGATTTATTTACAGGAGTAGATTCTCTAAGTGCATCATACATTTTTTCTGCTAAATCCATAAAATGAATTTCAGCTTGTCCTGTATTATGTTTTAACCACCACATATAATCTTCTCCATCTAAATAATCATGATTTTCTATAGCCTCTTTTTTAGACTTATATACCTCTGAAATTCCTTGAATTTCATATTTAGGGCATCTAAGGTCAAATAAATTTTCAAAGCCCTCTTTAGTACCTGTAATTAGCTGTTTTACCCACATATAAGGTTCTAAAATTCTGTTGCAAAGCTGCTTAGTAACACCTATTTCATACAAATCTTTTGCACTTTTTACAGCAACATCTCTACCATTTAACCATAGAGTATCTCTTATAACTTGTTCTAATGGACTTTCAAAATACTCTACACCTTGCATACCTTTATGATGTTTTTGCCAAGCAATAGGTATAAAAGGGTCTTTTTCTATTATTTCAACCATTTTCTCAAAAGGTATAGCCCTACTACTAGAAGTATTTTTTGAAAGCATTTTATGTGTATTAACTTCAGCCAAAATAATTCTAGGATACACCAGTTCATAAGAAATTAATTCTTCTCCTGAACCTTCTCTAATACTATGTGCTACTATTTTAGCACTAATCTTGTTTGTCTCCATATTCTTCTAAATATTGTCTTACAATTACTTCATCTAATTCTAGTTCTTCAACTAAATCTTCAGGAATTTCCATAAAGTCTATATCTTTAGTGTCAGGGTCATACACAAATGGCATAACTCTAGTACCTATTTTAACTGTTCCATAACCTGTAACAGCTACATTTACTTCTACTGATTTCATAATTTTAAAAAATCTTTTATGGTTCTTTTATTTTCCATACTTTTCCTTAAACCTCTCTCCTTATCAGTCTGAAAATATCTTTTAGGGTAAAAGGTTTTTTCAAATAAGCTAGTTGAACTTCCAACAGGAACTACTTTATTTACAAATATACCTTTTAAATCATACATTAACCTTTGTTTTATAGGAAATTCTCTTGCAGAACTTAGTCCACTTGAAAATCTAATAGCTTTAGCTGGAGCTTTTACATCAAAATATAAAACATACATATTATCTTTCAGAGACCTTAAATTCTCTACAAATAAAAAATGTAAATTTCTATTATACTTCTCACTTAAAGAACCCATCTCAGAAATGACAAGAAATAAGATATTTACCCCTTTTTGAGTAAAAGCTACCTTATAGTCAGGTGTATAAGTTATAGGGTTTAAAATAGTCTGTTTTGCAATTTTTAGAATTTTCTTACCTTTTGGATAAGATACTTCTACTTCAGGTTTTAAAATGAATGTTTGTGGCTCTCTGACATATTCTGTTATAAATCCCTCTTCTTTTAAATCATCAAGCCACCATTCAAAATACATTTCAAAATTATTCTTCTCTGTTGCCATTACCAAAGTTTAGTTTTAGGAAATTCTACTCTACCTTGTACAATTTCAATCTCACCATTTTTACAATATACTTTATAAAAAGCATTGTAAATATTGGCATCCCAATCACTGAGTACTTCATTTAATACAATTTTCAAATCAGGATATAATTTTGAAAATTCAGATAAATCTGCTTCTCTTTCAGACCATTTACCATCAAAACATAGAAAATTCTCCTCTATGATAAAACTAGGTTCTATAGCTAATTCATCAGAAATTGACTCTGCAATTTTCTCAAAATTAGTTCTAACCTGTTTTAATTCATCTTTAGAAAATTTTTCTAAACCTTCAATAATAAGGTCAAATTGTGTGTAATTACCCATTTTTTAAATTTTTAATTTCTCTTTCTAAATACCATTTAGCTTTTTCTAAGTCTTCTATTGTTTTAGAAGAATCTTTTTTACCAGCTCTAGAAACATATTTTATTACATTTCCTAGACAAAATCCTAATTTTTGGTCTTCTATGAAGTCAATAACTTCTATTTTACCACTATTATAATGAGAAGGATTTTCTACATATTCTCTCAAGTCCTTATTAGATTCACCAATTATAACTTGACCACCCATTAATTTATTCATCTTTAAGTTCTTCTTTTACTTTTTTAATAAAATTTTCAAAAAACATTCCTGCTATTATAAATAATAAAATAACTCCGTAAATAACAATAAGAGCAGTGTTTATTATAGGTATTAAAGCTATTATTACTAATATTTTTCTTTTTCTACTACCATATTTAAAATCATTTGCAATTTCTAATATTATTTTTGCTGTAAAAAAATACAATACAAGGAAAATTAATGTAGAAATTATTATTAGTGCTATTGTTTCTCTCATAGTTTATTTTTTATAAGGTTGTTCAAACATAAGTTTACTAAGAAAATGAAGAATTAATATAGTAAGATTTAAACAAGAAAATGTTATTGAAAAACTTTCTCTACTATTTATAGTCCAGTCTTTTATACTGAAAGATAAATTATAAATTGAATAACTTATGTAAATTATTGCATTTGCAATTATACAAGATATTATTGCTCCTTTCATAGTTTATTTTTTATATTTTTTATGCCACCAGGGTTCAGTTAATTTATAAAATTTAAGTGAGCCATCTTCTTTCATTTTTTCCATAAGTTCAGTATCTTTTTTACTACCTATAATATGAACTTCATCTCTATAGTCAGATTTTCTTAAATCCATAGTATAAAAACTTCCTCCTCCTAACCAATAGAAAGGAACTAACTCCATTTTTCTCTCTTGTTTATTGTATTTTGCTTGATATATAGTTCCATATTTACATTCATTATAATCAACATATCTTACAAAATCTCCATCTTTTACTGTTTCTATTATACTCATAATATTTATTATTTTAAGTTTAAAATTTCTATTTGTTCTTCTGTTAATGGTTCAAAATTTTCATAGTAATCAAAGGTACTTTCAAAAAATTTTGTTCTAGAATCATCATAACCAACAAATCTATCTATAACTGTATTATATTTATCCTTATTCCAAAATTTACAATATTTTCCTATATATTCACTATAATCTATTATTCTTTCTTGACTAAAACCACCATTTACTAAATCATATTCTGTAAAAGAAAGTGTTTGCAAATTACTTCCTATTTTAAAAGAACCATCAGCTTCATAGTAAATACTGATATCTTTATTAAAATCTTGTTTAAAACATACTAATACTTTACATTCAGTTTTACCATTAAATGTAAATTCTGATACCTCTTTAACTTTTCCCCATCCATAGCTTATATCAAATACTCTGTCTCCTTTTTTGAATATCTTTTTTTTTTCCATAAGTATAATTTATTTTTGTTTTGTTGAATTTTAGACTAGGTTTATAGTATTTAGGGTTCATATCAAAATCCATCTCTCCAGGTTCCAAAAGTTCTGCTCTAAGACTGCTGTCAAACATTACCTCTTCTTTATCTTTAGAAATAGTATGTTCACCCTCTATATCAATCACTTTGTAAAATAAAACAGAACTTCTAATAAAAGTAATTTTAATAGTTTTTAGTTTGAAATTATCATCCCTATATCTATAAATTTGACCTACTTTAAAATCTTCAGGTTTATTTTTATGTTTAATTTCTATCCTAAAATCAGGGTCATCATTTTTATTAAAAATTAACCATATTATAAAATCTTCTTTTTCTTCTTTATTTATACTGTTTATTTTATCTTGATACTTTTCAAGTCTATCAATTATATCTTTATCAGATGTTTCCATTTTTTAAATTAAATTTAAAAGTACTAACTACAAATTAATGTAGTTAGTACATTGTTAATATTAAAATTGAACATCAACTCTATCTATAAGTCTAGAATAAGTTTTACCTGATTCTGTATAAATTGTCACAAAAATTTTAGCATCATAAATTCTTCTAACTTGTTTTCCACCTGTATTAGTTACATGAGAACCAATTACTTCAGTATCATTATATTCTAGTCTACTTATTCTACTTAATAATCTTTCAATATGAGTATATTTGTAATCTCCATGTTTATCTTCAGTTTCAAATTTAAAACTTATATCATAATGTATTTTTATAATTTTATCTTCTTTTGTTGATATAAATTTAAATCTTTTTATCATGCTCTGAAGCTTGTAAGAATATGTATGTTCTGAAGAAGTATTAGATACATAAGTACTAAGTACTAATTTATTTGTTTTATTTGGTATAAGTTCAATAGTTTTTGTCACTTCTTCTTGTCTTGGATTTACCTTATTTGTAAAATCATCATCATTACTTCTGCAAGAAACAACTGATAATACTAAAATTACACATACTAATGTTTTGATTAAATTTTTCATAATTTTCTAAATTTTAAGTTAATAATAATTTTTATTTTAAATCTTTTTCTATATTTTTTGTAAATACTAAATGACTATTTTTTATAAAATCTTTTGTCAATAGTA